ACTATTTCTACCAAATCTCTCTACTTCATAGAGACCTTGTCTTGAGTTAATGTGTATTTTCATTTTAAGTTTATTTATAAGTTTATGTTTAAGTTTAAAAATCCCTCTGCACTCAGTTGTAATATTGGAAGTCTAGACTAACACTCTCTTAGCTTAATACTGATCAAGTATTAAAGTAGTTAGTTGCTTTGCTGTAAGCCATCTATTACAACTGTCTCACCTTGGGAATGAGAAATGGTGCATTACTAATTTTAATTTATAAGATTCCGGATTCAATAGTTATAATACTCTCCTACTAAAGTAATAAGTACAAAGATAGTAGTATAATGTGAGTATGTTGACTAAGTTCATAACTTAGCCATATATTAATATAGATATAGCATAATCAGGTAGTTACAGAACTCAGTTAAAGCATTAGTTTAGGTGGGTGTTTGACTGTCAACTAAAGATACAGTCACAAGCTCACACAAATTATATCCACATAACTATTTAACTACCAGCATGTTACAGCATTACCTACAACATAATTAACATCACCTGTAATATAATCAATTTGATTAACATCTACGGTGTGAGACTGTCAATATGATTAATATTAATATTATATCACTGTCAAATTATACTTAATGCATCTGACTGAGTATATATATGTATAAAACATATTATATAACATTAATAATAATCAATATGACAGGATTATCTTGTACAATAATCAAATTAAAAGTAGGTTTATAAGACCACATAAGAATATAAAATAATACTTTTAAGACATTAGACCACATCATACAAAAACACAACAATCCACAACAGTTTAAAGTTGAATAAATAAAAGTTGACGCAGTCAAGAAAAACATACAGTATATAAAATACAGTATTACTAATTAAATACATAGTGCATAAAAATAATAAACCCCTGCCTGTTACAGCAAGGGTATATTCTTCCGTGTGTTAAGCGAATGGGTTATCTTCCAACCCGTCTTCATCTTCAACCACAGGTGTTGGTGCGTCCACACCATAGTCTTCCCAACTAAGGCTTTCAATAACCAACCCTGCAACACTTGGTACAATAGTTTTATTATCATCTAATAATGATAACGCAAAAGATACTTCATCTCCTGCTTCTACTTGTCCCCATACACTCTCGTATATAACTCCAAATGCAGGTTTAGTACTTTTAGAAATAATTATACACGTTTTATAACGCGTATTTTTATCACTTTTACTGATTTTAATGGCTTCATTGATACTTTTCAGGGTACCTTTGCCAAAAATGGTTTTCTTTTCCATAATCTTAAATTTAATTAATTAAACATTTATATCCCTAATAGTTTAGAGCTGAATAAAATAAAAGCTGCCGCAGGCAAGAAAAAAAGGGGATGTTACTCCCCCTTAATATTTATAAATTTTTAAACATAGCAACTAAGTCAGCATGGTCATCATTACCATTTGAGTTTTCTAACTCAGGTAACTCAGGTAGGTTAACATCTTTACCTGAATATGCATACCAATCTATTGAACCACAACCTGAGCTTTTACTATAGGTCTCTATGACATATTTCTCAAGCATTTCCCATATATCATCAAAATACATACCTGTTACTTTATAATACCCATCAGAAGTAAGGCCATCAAATCTTGGTACATAACCCATAGTATCCCATGAGTAACCATCATCAAACATTCTAACTTTCTCTGCAACAAATGTGATAACAGGAAAAGGTATAGTAGCTTCTACCTCAATCTTTTTTTTATACGTTATTGTTTTCATAATAAATAGTTTTAATTAATATTAATAAGAGTTAAAAGTTGAATAAAAAAAGGGGATATTACTCCCCTGTTTCATTTTCCATTCAAGATATGTTAGCTTCAATACCTTCCTGGACACGTGCTCTATAAGCTTTCAAATCAGATAACTTACATTTTTCTTCATGTATTTGAGCTTGAAGCTTAGTAAGATTTCTTTCAATCTTAGCAATATCATAATCTAGCATTTCAGCTAAATCAAATAAATTATTTGTTTTCATAATCTTTAATTTAAATTAATAATTAATAATAGTTAAGAGCTGAATAAATTAACAAAAAACATAAAGGCTATAAGCCCTTACGTTTCTTATATTCATCAGAATACTTCTCATTATCAGGGGCCATACTAGCACCCCAAATAAAGAAAAATGAAAACATGCATAATATAGCACATGCAGTTGGTGCTTTCTCTGCCCATGCTTCATAAGCAAAGACCCCTATAATGATACCTATGAAGGTCATCATTATAAACTGAAAAGAGTATTTCATAATAATTAAAATTAAAGGGGCTACTAACCCCTTAGTTAAACAATTCATCTTCATCATTTAAATCTTCAATGCTATAATAAGCATCAAGAAATACTGCTAATTCTTTTTCATCCATAATAATAAGTTTTAGTTTATTAATAGTTAAAAGCTGAATAATTTTAAAAGAGAGAAATGCCCGAAGGCATTCTCTTATATGTCTCTATGAAAAGAGTAAAATCTGTAGGGTAATTGCCCTCCTTTAGGATGAGCAATGAATGTATCAAGATTAATAATGTAATCAGCAGTTTCTAAGATGTCTCCATCTTCTGCTATTAAATTCTGTGTGAAGTAGATGTTGTTCTCTTTGTCATCTCCCCAATAAAGTGTTATGTTTTCCATAATAATAAATTTAATTAATATTTAATAAAAGTTAAAAGCTGAATAGAAAGTTGCGAAGCAAGAAAAAATAAGGGTATAACCCCTTATTCATCCCACCATACCATAACAAAATTACCAAAAACATCTACACCAAATGAATACCCACCAGATCCATTTATAATAAATATTCTTTCTTTAAAAAGAATATTATTATCACTATCAGTCACTACTTTATTATACCACATAACTCTAAGATTTAAATTATTATTAGTTGTGAGCTGAATAAATTAAAAAAAATAAGTAAGGGTATAACCCCTACTTAGTTCTTATAATCTCAAATATTAATAAGTTTGCACTTACTATCTGTATTTGATATTTAACTAACTCACCTTTAGTAATGAGTGAGTTAATAAAAGCTTGGATTTGACTCATGCTTTTAATTTTTGAGGTAGTTTCACCTACCATTTCTAATGATGGATCCACCATCATTAGAGTAACTTTAATATCTGTTCTCATAATTCTAAAATTTCATAATGGTTATGAGTTGAATTCTTTTAAAACAATGGGGGGTACCAGCTAGGCCTGAAGGGCCGGGGGGTTTGCTATGGAGGGTCCACCTCCATCTCATGCATATACAAAATGTGTCCACTACATCTTACTGCATATACAAAATCCGTAAGTGTATTTATTTATTATAGGTAAGGTGTATTCCGGGGAATTATTATATATTTGTATGTATCATAAATTTTTTTTTAAATTTATTAGTTTATTAGGTAAGGAAACCTCTGGAGTAATCTAGAGGTTTTGTTGTATATTTGTAATTTAAAATTATTTGTTATGCAGTTATATAGAGAAAGGCCTAAAAGTATTGAGGCTATACAGTATGATGGTACAGAAGAATGTGCTATTAAGATTTCCGGGTATGAGTATTTTACAGGACACATTAATTATATCAATCATAAATTTGATAGCTTTTTTCTTACTACTAATAATGGTGATCTTAAGTTAACCCCGGGGGACTATGTTATAAAAGATTGGTACGGGGAATATACTTTGATGCCAGAAAAAATTTTTAATAGGATGTATAAGGTATTTGAATAATACTTATATTTGTGATATCATTATTGTTTTGCGATTTATAATGGTTATTGTTTTAATTGGTTATTAGAGTAAGTCTAGATGTAAAATTCTAGACTTATTTTTTTGTTTAAACTTTAATTGTTTAATAAATTTATTATCTTTACTGGATAATTAAAACATAGTATTATGAGTAAAGCAATTAAAAGTCTTAAGGGACGTAGAGTATTAATCAGTCAGCCAGAAAGAAAAGAATCTGTGATTGAATTAAGTGAAGCTGATAAAGCACACATGGATACTGAGGACATGAAGAAGTGGACCAAGTTAACAGTGTATGCAGTTGGTGAAGAAGTTAAAACTTTAGAGGCAGGTGATGTAGTTTACATTGGTGTTAATTCTATCAAGAATGCAGAAGCAATTGAAGTTGATGGAGGTATTAAGTTGATGGTAAGTGAATATGATATTGCAATAGTATGGTAGATATAGATAAACTTTGTGATCTCTATAATGAGAAAAGAAGTAATAGGTATTATGATAATGCATTACCAAGTTCTTTTAAGTATACAACTCCTAAGCCTGTACTAAAACCAAATAATGAATATGCATTATTTGATGTACTAGAAGCATGGGGACTTGATAAAGATTTTTACTTAGGTAATGTAATTAAGTATCTGGCAAGAGCTGGAAAAAAAGATGCTGCTAAAGAGTTAGAGGATCTGGAAAAAGCTGAAATGTATTTAAAAAGAAGAATCTCTGAGTTAAAAAAATGAAATGGCTTTTGATATTATTATTGTATTCATGTGCATCAGTTGGTCCTAACTATAATCAAGGAGGAAGTCACAATGATGATATGGCAATGCGTAGTAAGATTGTATTCAAAGAAGACTTGAGAGTTAAAAACAAAATGGTTAGTACAAGAAGCTTTGCTAAAAAGAGTATACATAAGGCAAAAAAAATTAGAAATAAAAAATTAAAAAAGTATATCTGATTAAAATATTATTTATATATTGCAATAGCTAAACAACTATTCTCTGATTTAAGCTATTTATTTGACTAAGCTAGGTAAGGAAATCCCAGATTAATTTCTGGGATTTTGTTTTTATATATATATTTGTAATGATGATTTAAATTTATGTTATGAAAAAATTTGACATGGGAAAATATATACTGTTTGCAGGTGATAATGCTACAGAGATATTTGATTATTATAAGGTAGATAAGATGCATGGTCTTAACCGTGCAGATGCACAAGCAGAAGAAGTAGATAAGACTACTCCTAAAAAAGGAGATCAAGGTAATGGTGTTTATCTTTATGGATTAACTAACTATGATCCTGCAGATAAAAAACTTATAGCTAAAGATCCATACAAACCATTCTTGTTTATAAACCTTGGTACATTTAAAAGATATAATACTACTGAAAAAGCTACAGGAGTTATGCATGAGACTATGCACATGGCTATCATACTTCATAACTGGAACATTACAGATAAAGAAGAAGAAGTTATTACTTTTGCAGAGGATGAAGCTAATAAGATTATTAAGAAGTTAGACTTTGATAAGAAGGAAAGTCCTAAAAAGCAATTCTTTAAAAGATAAGTTACTCAAAAAAATCCTTAGATTATTTTTAAGGATTTTGTTTTTATATAATTATTTTGTATATTATAGTATATATATATTAAAAATAAATAAACATGGACATTTTAAATTTTATTTCCTGGATTAAAGCAAAGCGTGTAACTACTACACCTCCAGATGGATCTCTAATTGCTGTAGGTGCACCGTCAACAAAAAGAGATGACAAGTATCTTACAGTAGCAATGACATTAAATGATGCAGTAGCTGCAGGTTGTCAAGCTAATAGTACTTATAAGACAGGTATTTATGATGATTATCCTTGGACTATTACACCATCAATGTTATCTACTTGTACAAGAATTGAGGATACTCCTGCTTTTCCTACAGCATTTGCAGCAAATTTAGTTGGATATAAAGTAGGTGGATCATATAATTTATCAGAAGGTGCTAGTATTGCTGTAGAATATATTGGTACAGTTGAATCAGTTAATGGTGATAACTTATTTAATTTACCTTGGAAAACTTCAGGTAGTGTTGGTGCATTTGTTAGTGCTCCTGTTCCAAGTCCTTTTACAAGTGCTTTTGCAAATGGTGCTATGGTAGCAGATGGTTTTGGAGATGCTGCACCTGCAGAAATTATGACTATTGCACTTGATTATTATGCACCTGACGCTGTAGATTTATATCTAGTAGTTGTAAGTAACACAGCAGTAGTGAGTATGCAAGCTTTAATTTCATTTGAATATGAGTTCTTAGAAATTGAAGGTGAACCAATTAAATTTACTATTTATTAATTTTAAAAAAATATTTATCATGGAAAGAAAAACATTTGGTAAAACACCAGAAGGATGGGGTAAAACAGTTGCTCCAAAATTGACTAAAGCTAAAGCAGCTGAAGCAGTAGCAACAGAAGAAAGAGAAAATCCACGTAAAGCAGGAATCAGAAAAAAAATTGAAGAAATGAAAAAAGCTTTATTGGACAGTAGAAAAAAAGATTATGTAGAAAAAATAAAAAATTAATTAACTATAAAAAATAAATAAAATGGCAGCACCAATAGCATTAAAAGAAGCAGATATTAAAGTATACGCATCAGTATTGATGAATAACTCAGTATCATTAGAAGAAAAAGCAGTAGCATTAAATGCATTATATGATTTTTTTATTGATACAAATACTAATACTGATGTATATAATACATTTGGATTAGGAGTATATTTCCGTGATAGTGTATCAAAAGATGTTAAAACTACACACGTACCTGCACCAGAAGTACCGTAATTAAAAAAAAAAAATAAAAAATATAAATACCACAGATATAATATGTTTGTGGTATTTTTACATTAAACTAAAAATAATAATCATGTTAAATAATATAACTAATTATTCTAATCTTATTAGTAATGGTAAAATTAGAACACTCTTGGATGCAACAGATTTATTTACGGTAGGTGTAAGAGATTCAAACTTTATTGGTAATTATCAACCTGTATTAATAACCTCAACTAATTTAGCTAATAGTATTGCTAGTTTGTTACCATTCCCTTTTACTTTAACTACAACAGGTACATCAGGTGCATCAACATTAATTGGTACAGTATTAAACATTCCTAATTATACTAGTGCTGGTGTTGCTTCAGTTACTGGATTAGATACAGATAACACAGATCCTTTAAACCCAATAGTTAATATTGCAGTTGATGGAGTTACAGTTACAGGAGATGGAACTTCTGGAAATCCTTTAGTAAGTGTTGCTAGTGGAGTTGCATCTGTAACAGGATTAGATACTGATAATACTGATCCACTTAATCCTATTGTTCAAATATCTGTTGATGGTACTACAATAACTGGAGATGGTACTTTAGGTAATCCACTTGTAGCTGTTTCAGCTGCTGGCATTATTAATGAAAGTAAAGTTATATATGTTGATTCTGTATATGGAAATGATGCAACAGGTTTAAAGTATAATGTAGCTAAGTCTTTTTTAACTTACAGTGCAGCAGTTGCAACCGCAGTAGCTGGAGATTGGATTGTATTTAATGCAGGAAATCATGATATATTTTCGGTTACACCTATAAGTGATGTTAATGTTTATTGCAAAGCAGGTGCAATTATTAATGGAGGTTTTAACATAAACTCATCTATAACTTGGAAATTATTAGGGTTTGCTGTATTTTCAGGATCTTTTGATGCATTAAGAATTGTAGGAACAGGACAGACATATGATATTCAATTTGAATTTGATAAAATTGATGGCCTTATGTCTTTTGGAATAGTAGTACTTGATACATCTTCTCCTTCTTGTAAACTGCAAGTTAATTGCACTAGTATAACTGCAAGTGTACCTTTTAGATTAAACGGAGGTAGTGTATATGATGTAGTAGTTAATTGTAAGTATAAAATAAGTGGATATGGTTCAAATTCAAGTATGCTAATGGGTGGAGGTTCAGGCATACTTATTATGTCAGGAACAATTATAGTTAATAGTCCAATAATTGAAAATACTTCTATTTCATCAACTAGATGTGTAATAAATTTTACTAATAATTCTAGAAATGTTGTTATAAATGCTGAAACAATTAGAATGACTTCTTCTACTTTTGTGGATTCAGGACTTAATAATTTAGGTACAGTTATTTTTGCAGCAGGAGATAATAATTTTATAAACGGAAATATTGAGGCAGGCCCTGTACCATGTATAATAAGTTACACTGCTGGTGCAACACCCCTTTACGGAAATATAACTTTTACGGGTAATCTATATTCAGACAGAGAAATAGTGCAACATTATCAAAAAGTAGCTAATGGTAACGGATGGATGAATATAATAATTAAAAATGGGTTCATTCAGTCTAAAGGAATTGGATTGTCAAACTCTATGTTTAATAGGGCTAATAATTGGAATTTTATACATGGAGGAATACCTGGTAGTATTCAAGTATTAAATTGTGTAGTATACAATCAAAATTTTAATGCATCTGCAACAGCTGCTGTAATGAGAGATGATGTAAGTGGACCAGTTAAAATAAATAATTTTCAAATATATAATTCATTAGCTTATATTCAAGGTGGAGTTGGTTTCTTAGAGGACACTACACAACCTGCTAAAGAAACATTTATTCATAATGTAAGATCAAACATAAATAAAGCTGTTACTGTAACTGATATTGCTACGCCTACAGGGTTAATCGTAGATCCTAATTTAATAATACCAAAACCAAAATTGTAATTATGAGCATACTTTATATAAATCTTAACTTGCTAGATTATTCAGAAGAAGCATTTTCAATTGAAATAGACAATATTCTAAATGATGATATTTTTTTAGTTGATTCTTTATCTCCTTTAGAAAAAGAAGTGTATAATAATTTTATAGACTTAATTGGATTCACAAATTTAATTTTAACTGATGTAGAATTAACTAATGCTACAATCTTTAATAGAATAAAATTATTTGACCATGATAAAAATTATAACATTTTAAATTTAGGATCAGATATTAAATCATATAATGATTATTCAGAAGAAGATAAAAATATTATTAATGCATTTTTACTTATTTTGCAAGAATATAAAAATATTAACTTTATAAAATAAATATCATGGAATTAGAATTAACAAAAGAAGAAGTTGCACAATCAGTATCAGCAGCATATGATAGTGTTGCATTATTAGCAGAATTAAATGCTAAAGAAACTTTAACAGAAGAAGAAACTGCAACAGTAACACGTAATGTAGAACACATCCGTATTATGATGGGTAAAGAATGGTTTGTAGGTGGACTTACTGATCAACAAATAACTGAATTACAAGCAATATGAAAGAGTCAGATGCTAAACAAGTAATTGAACAAGCTTTAAATCAAGCATTCCTTAAAGGAGCATTTAGTTTACAAGATGCAGCTATGATAACACAAGCATTAGGAGTTTTATTTGCAGAACCTCAACTAGTTCAAGAAAATTAAAAAGCAAGAGTCACAGTAATGTGGCTTTTCTTTTTTATATTTGTATATCTAGAATCTTTTACGTATATTATTATATATAAAATCAAATTATTATGTCTGTAGGAAATTTAAAAACATATGGTGGCAAGGGTACCAATATGCCATGGCAATTAAAAATGTTATTTGGTCAAGAGTGTGCCTGTGACAATTTAGCTCAAATAGTAAGTAATACATCAGCTGTTAGTAGAACTCCTAATTATATTAGAATTTCTACATCAGGTACAATAGCTGATGTAACATATAGCTTTTCTATAGCAAATGTAGGAACAGCTAATGGAACTTTCTTAGGTGCTACAATTAAACCAGGAGAATCAGTAAGTTTTGGAGCTGATGGTATTAATAATTCTTATGCTGCTTCTACATTTACATTTGATGGAACAGGTACTGAATTACTTATTACATATAATTCATAATACTATATACTAATGAGTACAGAAATAAACATAAAGAAAAGAATTACAGCTCTTGATGAATCTGTAATATTAACCAAAGATCTAAGTACTATTAATTTTGTAGGAGCAGGTGTAGTAGCAAGTTCAATAGGAGAAGATGTTACCGTTACTATTCCTGGTGGAGCTGGTTCAGGAGTTACATCTGTTACAGGATTAGATACGGATAACACAGACCCTGCAAACCCTATTATTAACATTAGTGTTGATGGTGTTACTATTACAGGTTCAGGAACACCCATAGACCCTTTAGTAAGTGTTGATGCAGTAAGTGGTAGTGGTGCATTGAATTTTGTATCCAAATGGACAGGAATAGACTCATTAGGAAATAGTCAAATAAGAGATAATGGTTCTAAAATAGCAGTTAATGGTTCAATATTATCAGCATATAAATTTGCAGTATATAGTACAACTCCTGGAGAAAACTATAATATATATGGTAATACTACAGTTAATGGTGCTGTAGGTATAGCAGGTGTAAATCAAGGTGTAGGTGCATCTACTAATTATGGTGCATTAGGTACAGCACAAAGTTCTACTAGTTTAAATATTGGAGTTTATGGACAAGCAATTGGTGCAAGTACAGAAAATGTAGGTGGTAAATTTTCAGCAACATTAGCTACTTCAAATTATGCAGTACAGCTTCAAGATGGTACAGAAGGAATAGGCAAGGTTCTTACTTCAATGACAGCAGACGGTAAAGCGCAATGGACTACACCAACAGGAGCACCAGCATGGTTAGAATCCAATGCTACTGATCTTACTATTTGGAATAATGGTCAAGGTAATGTTGCTACTAACACATCATTTGGTGATTTAGCATTAGCATTAAATACAACTGGAGATAATAATACATCTATTGGTTATAACACATTATATAATAATCAGGGAGGTACTCAAAATACTGCAATAGGCAGTAACGCATTAAGTGGTAATATTTCCTCTAACTTTAATACAGGTATTGGTTATGGAGCTTTATTTACAAATGGTAGTAGTAATTATAATACTGCAATCGGAGCTTCAGCATTATACTATAATTACGGACAGCAAAACACAGCTATAGGTGCACTTGCATTACAAAACAATACATCAGGTCAAAGAAATACATCAGTAGGTCATCAGTCATTATATACTAATACAATAGGAAGTAATAATGTTGCTTCAGGGATGTATGCATTATATAGCAATACTACAGGTAATACTAATGTTGCTTCAGGTTATCAGTCATTAGTTAATAATACTTCAGCAATAGGTAATACAGGAATTGGGCATCAAGCATTAGCTTTTACTACTATAGGTTCTAGTAATACAGTACTAGGTGCATTAGGATTATATAGTCATACAACTGGTTCTAGTAATACAGCAATAGGTTATGGTACAGTTAGCGGAAATTGTAGTAGTTCAATTATAATAGGTAGAGGGGCTACTGCAACAGCAAGTAATCAATTTGTTGTTGGTTCTTCTTCTTATAATGCAGGAGCTGTAACAGCAGAAGTAAATGCTTCTACTCAAGTATGGAATGTAATTATTAATGGAGTAGCAAGAAAAATCTTGTTAGCATAATAAAAAAATGAAAACTTCACAACAAGGCATAGACCTGATTAAAGGATTTGAAGGATGTAAGTTAAAGGCTTATGTTGATCCTGGAACTGGTGGATTACCAATTACGATTGGGTATGGAAATACAGCTAGGAAGGATGGCAGCAAGTTTAAACTAGGTGATGTAATTACTCAAGAAAGAGCTAATGAATTGTTTTTAGAAATGCTACCTAAGTATGAAGCTATAGTAGATAAGAATATAAAGGTTATTTTAAACCAAAACCAATTTGATGCACTAGTATCTTTCTGTTGGAATTGTGGTAGCTCAGAAGCTTTATTTAGATTAGTAAATCAAAAAGCTACAGATGAGGTTATTTATGATTGGTGGATAAACCATTATGTTACAGGAGGTGGAAAGTTACTTCCTGGATTATTAAAGAGAAGAAGAAAAGAAGCAGATTTATACATTAAAAAATAAGATTATGAAAAATTTACAACAAAGATGGAATGCTAAAACACCATCATTTTGGAAAAAAATTCAAAAAATTGGTATTATAGCAGGAACAATAGGAGGAATAATTGTTGCTTCTCCTGTAGCATTACCTGCATTATTGGTATCAGCTAGTGGATATCTATTATTAGCTGGAACTGTAACTGCCACATTATCACAGTTAACCGTGGAATCAACAAATTAATTTAAAATAAATGTATTTTATTTAGTAAAATATAACTATATTAGAATATATATATTATTATTTTTTATTACTATTACTATGAATACAATACTTACAATAGGTTTATTTTGCATCGGGTTTATAATAACACTAATAGGTTATTTTTTAAAGACAACCCATTCATCAATAATTGCAGATGTAGCAGTTTTACAAGCTAATAATCAAGCTCATATAGAAGAGCAAGGTAGATTAAAAGGTAAAATAGAATTGTTAGAACAAGAGCACAGACTTAAATATCAGTTGATCACAGAAACAACTCAACAAGAGATTAAGAATATGGCTGCTAAAATTGGTGAGTTATCAGATACAGTTGGTAAACTAATTAGTTTTCACCTTAAAAATACAAAATGATACTAAGTCAAATTAGAAATGCTGTTATTTCAAAAGGTTATAAATGGTTTGAGGATAATGCAAATAAAGGTTATGATGTTAATATTGTTGGTGTCCGTAATAGTTCTACTGGTAAAAAAGTAACTAATGTATTTGATGATTTAATTACAATATCATATAAAGATGATAAAGGTATTTGGAAATATCATGAATGGATGAATACAACTGAACCTGGTAAAAAAGGTGTAATGGAGTATCATAATCCTAAAGGTGCAGCAAAACTTGTTCCAGGACAATACAGAGGTGTATATTCAATAGATAAACATCAAGGTAAATATGAAGCTTTATGTCAAAGAAATGGTACTGTAACTATTTTTAGAGATCATAATAAAGATCTTACCTTTGATGAAGTAATAAGAGATAACGGTATGTTTGGTATTAATATCCACAAAGCAGGTCAAAATTCTACATGGGTAGAAAACTGGTCAGAAGGATGTCAAGTATTCAAAAGAGTTAGAGACTTTGATGAGTTTATGAAGATCTGTAAAATAGCAGAAAAAATACACGGTAACAAATTCTCTTATACACTAATAGAATCCAAAGATCTAGTAATAGTATGAAATTAAAAAATGCTTGGAAAATAAAAAATAAGCAATGGAATAAAGTCTGTATAAGAATCCGTCTTGGAGCTTTAGACTTATTCACCATTGAATTTGATATTGATAGAAGCTTTTACATGTTGACTATATTAAACTTTACAATCAAAAATAGATAATAACTACACATATATAATATAGAACTCAGGTAATTAACGTACCTGAGTTTTTTATTTTAAATACTAGAAGTTTAAACTTATTTTGTATATTTGTGTAAACATTTAAAATATATATTATGAGTACAGAAAACCAACATCAAGAAGAAGTAGAATTAACAGCAGAAGAATTAGCAGAAAGAAAGGCTGATATGCTTAAATTTTACACAGAATCAATTCCTTATTTAACAGCACAACTAGAGTATGAAAAAGTACTATGTGAAATTGATGAGGCTAGATTCAAAAGAACAAGTATTAACTATCAACTTGCAATGATGATGAACCCACCTACTGAAGGTGAAGAAGAAATTAATGCACCATCACCAGAACAAGAAAGAAAACTTAAAACTCAATAAGAACTTATGGCATTAGTAAATCAAGTACAGAAACGTGCTGTAATGCCTAAATGGGAAATTGTTAAATTTCAGATATTATCTCACTGCTATATTAATCATATAGTAGTGAGTGATTCTGACTTAAACTGTTTAACATTATTGAGCATGTCAGGACCTATTGAATTAACTCATTTTTGTTATGATGCTTCTTCTGATGAACAGATGATATTTAAGTCTCCACAAACAGTTAGAAATGCAATTAATAAAGCAATGAAGACTATGTTAGTAATTAAAGATGATGTAGATAAAAAACTTATCAGATTAAATCCTATCTTGCAAGTACAAACAGAAGGAGATATATTATTAGATTATAAATTTCTAGGAAGATGATCCCAAAAAAACCTAATATACTATATAAACAAGTTGCTGAAGATTTAAATGTTTCAGAAACACTTGTAGATAATTTCATGACTTTCTACTATAAAGAGATAAGAAAGAATCTAACTGAGTTAAATCATATCAGAATAAACTTAGATGGTTTAGGAATCATGTCAATTAAACCTAGATTAGTTACTGCACTCTTGGATAAGTATCATAATAGTATTGAAACACTAAATACTGATACTATGGCCAATTATAACTATAAGAAAAGAATAGAGGCTAAAGTTATATTATTAGAGAAAGCAGATAAAATGCTAAAAGCAGATAAAGAAATTAAAGATAAATTTTTAAAGGATAAAGCAGATGGTAAAGCTAAAGGAAATTTGGAACAATAGAAAACAGATTATGGAAGGTATTAAGAACTCTGTAATAAGAGATGCCTTTGTAGAAAAGATTTCAGCAGACAGAATGGAGTTATGTAATGTGTGTATAAGAAAAGATACTAAAGGTTCATCATGTGTAATGCCAGGGACGCAACCATGTTGTAATTTATGTGGATGTTCACTTACATTTAAAACAAGATCATTATCATCAGACTGTCCAGACTTGAGATGGAAAGCAGTTATTACAGAAGAAGATGAAGATAAACTAGAAAAATTATAAAAATGAGTATAGTATTTAAAGCAGATGATCATAGTTATACTAGCATTGAAGGTGGAGAATCTATCAAATGGACTAGTGTAACAAGTCTTATATCAAAATTAAAAAAGCCATTTGATAAAGTTAAAGTAGCTGCTAGATGCTCTAAACAAAAAAAATCAAAATGGTTTGGTATAGCACCAGAAAAGATACTTCAAATCTGGGATAATGAAGCACTAAGAGCTACATCATTAGGGACCTTTTATCATAATCAAAGAGAATCAGATCTATGCAGTCTATCTTCATTGGAAGTAGATGGTGTGATAATACCAATAATAACTCCAGTACCAGAAGTAAACAATTTAAAGTATGCTCCTTCTCAAAAATTAGAACCAGGAGTATATCCTGAACATATGGTTTATTTAAAATCTGCAGGTATATGTGGTCAATCAGATTTAGTAGAAGTAGTTAATGATAGGATAAATATCATTGATTACAAGACAAATAAGAAGATTGATGTTGAATCATATAAGGATTGGGATGGGATTAGTGACAAATTACTGAAACCTGTATCACATTTGGATGATTGTAATTTTAACCACTATGCACTACAATTAAGTATATATATGTATATTATGTTGAAGCATAACCCAAAATTAAAACCGGGTAAATTGTTTATACATCATGTTACATTTGACTTAGATGGAGTAGATGAATGGGGATATCCTATTACTAAATATACTGATCAAGGAGATCCGGAAATTAAACAAGTAATACCAATAGAGATACCATATTTAAAAGAAGAAGTTATAGCAATAATTAAAAATTTATAATTATGAAATTTTATCAAGTAAGACATTATGACAAGAACTACCCAGGTAGAACAATTATATTAGGTTATTCAGGTTTAGTATTCTTTAGATATAAAGGTAAGATACTTGTAAAGATTAAACCTAATCAAAAAATAAGTAAAAACTATTCAGAAATTGAAGAAGAATATTTAAAAGGATATGTTGTAGTTAACAATGATCATTTATTTCTTAATCCTTATCTTGCTACTGGATTTATAGATGGTTTTAAAAAACTATTCAATATAAAGTCTAAACCAAAAGTAATAAATCCTTTTTAACATGTTAATAAAACTATTTGATGTACAGAATAATGTAGTAATACCAACTGAACATTGTTATACTCTACATGCACTTAAGGATGTTATGGATGAATATCCAGAAAACTACATTAAGATATATCAGTACTTGTTTTATATGACATGTCCTAATCCTGATATGAATCCATTCTTTCACACACCAGAGATAGATAAAGAAGATTTAATTCTAGCTGAAATAAAAGCTGAATTTTCTACTGAGGATAAAACAATATATCAAGCATTAGTATTTTGCCAAAGATTATATGAAACTCCTACATATAGAGCATATAAAGGTATGGCATCTATGTTAGATAGATTAGCTAGATATATGGAGACTACTCCAATTACTGCAGGAAGAGATGGTAATATAAACTCATTAGTAGCTGCAGCAAAAAACTTTGATCTCATTAGAGCTTCTTTTAAGGGAGTATATAAAGATTTACAGGAAGAACAATCTAGTAAAGTTAGAGGAGGCATTGGTTTATCTTATGATAGTTAATTATGGAAAATATGTACACGGATATTCCCACCTGGGATAATGGAACATGGACTACTACATCTTTTGGTACAAGAAAAGAATTTGGTGAGTTTGTGTTTGCATTATTTAAAGAACCTGGTGAATATGATTTTGATGATGTTAGTAATAAAGTATTTATATCTGAGTCAACAAGATTTAATATAGAAAAAGTATATTGTGTAGCTCCATTTAAATCTAAAGATTTTATTAACTATTGGGAAGACCAAAAAGCTAAATGCAGATTAGGTATAATAATTAAATCAGGACCTAAAACCTGGTTCCTTACAAGAGATTATTACATGTGGTTAAACTTCTTACCTATCTTTGATAAGGAAGAACAAAAATTTGGATTTGCTAAGATAAGAGATGCACAATATCATATGGCTTTATATGAGATACTTGCAGAGATAAACTACATGCACGTAGCCATTCTTAAAAAAAGACAGATAGCTAGTTCATACTTTCATGCAGGTAAACTTATTAATCAGTTATGGTTTGAAGCAGGGGTCACATTAAAAATGGGTGCATCACTTAAAGATTATATCAATGAGAAAGGTACCTGGAAATTTTTATCAGAGTATGCAGCATTCTTAAATGAACATACTGCATGGTATAGACCTATGTCTCCAGATAAAATAATGATGTGGCAACAAAAGATTGAAATAAGAAAAGGTGATAGAAAAGCTGAAATAGGACTTAAAGGTACTATGCAAGGTATGTCTTTTGAAAAAGATCCTACAAATGGTGTAGGGGGTCCGGTTAAATTCTTTTTTCATGAGGAAGCAGGAATTGCTCCCAAGATGGATACAACCTTTGGATATATCAAGCCAGCACTTAAGTCTGGTATGATTACTACAGGATTATTTATTGCTGCTGGATCAGTAGGAGATCTTGATCAATGTGGTCCTTTAAAAAAAATGATACTTGATCCAGTCAGTAATGATATATACCCAGTTAAAACTAATCTAATAGATAAAGATAATACATGGGGAGAATCAGGATTGTTTATACCTGAACAATGGTCTATGCCTCCTTACATAGATAACTATGGTAATTCACTTGTTCAAGAAGCATTAATTGCTTTAGATGAATACTTTGAAGAAATCAAGAAAAATAAAGAACCTAAAGATTATCAACTTGAGGTATCTCAGCATCCAAGAAATATAGAAGAGGCATTTGCATTTAGAAAAGAGGCTAAATTTCCACCCCATCTTGTAAATGCTCAAATAAAAAGAATAGAAGAAAAAGAATACTCTTCAGAGTTTCTTGATATATCTAGAGATGAAACTGGTAAAGTAAAAGTAAAAGCTACTAATAAATTACCAATAGCAGAGTTTCCTATATCTAAGAAGACAGAAGATAAAACAGGTACATTAGTAGTATGGGAAAGACCAGTACCAGATCCTACATTTGGAATGTACTATGGTAGTATTGATCCTGTTGCAGAAGGAAAGACAACTACCTCAGACTCACTATGTTCCATATATATAATGAAAGCTCCAGTTGAAGTAACTAAGGTTACTAATGGTGAGGCTGAGACATTTATAGAAAGAGATAAAATTGTAGCAGCATGGTGCGGAAGATTTGATGATATTAATAAAACACATGAAAGACTAGAGTTAATAATAGAATGGTATAATGCATGGACTATAGTAGAGAATAACATATCTCAATTTATAAACCACATGATATCAAGAAAGAAACAAAGATATCTTGTACCAAGAAACAAAATAGTATTCTTAAAAGATTTAGGTTCTAATGCAAATGTATTCCAGGAATACGGATGGAGAAATACAGGTGTACTATTTAAGAATCATATGATCAGTTATACTCAAGATTTCTTAACTGAAGAGATAGATCATATACAGAAAGATGATGGTACTACTGTAAAGATACATTATGGTGTAGAAAGAATACCGGATATAATGTTAATGAAAGAAATGCAAGCTTATCAAGATGGACTCAACGTGGATAGGTTAGTAGCTTTTGCTGCATTAGTTTCATTTCTTAAAATCCAACAAGCTAATATGGGTTACACAAAAAGAATTGTGAGAGATGAAGCAAGTAAAAAATTGGAAAATTCAAAAAATTTGTATACCTTAAAGAGTAGTCCTTTTAGACATATGGGTAGAAGTGGATTAGGTGAAAATCAAAAATTTAACAGATCACCATTTAAAAATTTAAAATAAAAGAATATGCAAGTATATAATGCACTACAGTTAAAAAAAGGAGCAAAGACAGAACACAACAGGTTAGGTAGTATAACTCAACCTTTACAGTTTATTCCTAAATCAGAAAAAGATGATAAGTGGGCAGCTTGGAATCTTGACTGGTTAGAGTGGAATGGTCTTAAACAGATTAAGAGAAATGCCCGTAGGTTAATGAAAAACTATAAGTTAGCTAAAGGTGTTATTGATAAGTCTGACTACATTGTAGAGGAAGATAATGATTATAGAGATATAATTGAAACTCTTACTAAAGAAGATTCTTCTGCACTTGAACTTAAATTTTATCCAATTATACCCAATGTAATTAATGTTCTTGTAGCTGAGTTTGCTAAAAGATCAAGTAAATTAACATACCGTGCTGTTGATGAAGGATCATATAATGAAATGATGGAGCAAAAAAGACAGATGGTAGAAGACACATTAATGCAAGATGCACAGATGAAGATAACATCTGCATTAGTAGAACAAGGTCTTAATCCAGAATCTCCAGAAGCACAAGAACAATTAAATCCAGAAAAACTTAAAACATTACCTGAAATAGAACAATTCTTTAAAAAAGATTACAGATCTATAGTAGAGCAATGGGCTTCTCATCAACATGAAGTTGATACTGAAAGATTCAGAATGAATGAGTTAGAAGAAAGAGGATTCAGAGATATGCTTATTACAGATAGAGAGTTCTGGCACATGCGTATGATGGAGGATGATTATGAAGTAGAATTATGGAATCCTGTACTTACATTTTATCACAAGTCTCCTGATGCAAGATATATATCACAATCTAATTGGGTTGGTAAAACAGACATGTTAACTGTAGCTGATGTTATTGACAAGTATGGATATATGATGAATGAAGATCAGATGGCATCATTAGAAGCTATTTATCCTATTAGATCAGCAGGATATAATATTGGAGGTGTGCAGAATGACGGATCATTTTATGATGCTACTAAATCACATGAATGGAATACTAACATGCCTTCATTAGGAATGAGACAATATTCTACTGCTGCAGCTAATAATGAATTTAACAGTGGTGATATTGTTAACCAAATACTTAGAGAAGGAGAAGATTATTATGATCAAGGTACTGCATATCTATTACGTTGTACTACAGCATACTGGAAATCTCAAAGAAAAGTAGGTCACTTAACTAAAGTTACTGACTCAGGTGAAGTAATTACAGAAATTATTACTGAAGACTATAAAGTAACAGACTCACCCGTGTATGATACAAGACTCTTTAAAAATAAAACTAAAGACAATATTGTATATGGTGAGCATATAGACTGGATTTGGATTAATGAGGTATGGGGTGGTATTAAAGTTGGACCAAACATTCCTTCTTTCTGGGGTATGAATAACCCTGGTGGATTTACTCCTATATATATTGGTGTTGATAAACAAAACATAGGACCACTTAGATTTCAATTTAAAGGTGATAATAGTTTATACGGATGTAAACTACCAGTAGAAGGTGCAGTATTCTCAGATAGAAATACTAAGTCAACTGCATTAATAGATTTAATGAAACCTTTCCAGATAGGATATAATATTGTTAATAACCAAATAGCAGATATCTTAGTAGATGAGTTAGGTACAGTTATCTTATTAGATCAGAATGCATTACCAAGACACTCTATGGGTGAAGACTGGGGTAAAAACAATTTAGCTAAAGCTTATGTAGCAATGAAGAATTTTCAGATGCTTCCTTTAGATACCAGTATTACTAATACAGAAAATGCTCTTAACTTTCAACACTTTCAGAAATTAAACCTAGAACAAACAGAAAGATTGATGTCAAGAATACAATTAGCTACATATATGAAACAACAAGCATATGAAGTTATAGGTATTAATTCACAAAGAATGGGTCAGCAGTTATCTCAACAAACTGCAACAGGTGTAGAACAAGCAGTTGGATCATCTTATGCTCAAACAGAAATGTACTTTATACAACACTCAGATTACTTAATGCCAAGAGTACATCAAATGAGAACAGATCTTGCACAATTTTATCAATCTACTAAACCTTCTGCAAGATTATCATATATGACTTCTGCAGATGAAAAAGTAAACTTTCAGATTAATGGTACAGATTTATTAATGAGAGATCTTAATATATTTGCAACTACTAAAGCTAACTATAGAGCAGTATTAGAGCAATTAAAAAACATGGCAATATCTAATAACACTACGGGAGCTTCAATATATGACTTAGGAAGATTAATGCAATCAGAAAGTATATCTGAATTAAACAGTGTACTTAAAGATTCTGAGCAAAAAGTTAAAGCACAGAAAGATGCAGAAATGAAACATCAACAAGATATGCAAGATCAAGCATTACAAGCAAGAGCTCAAGATGAAAAACTTAAAAGAGATTCAGAAGACATTAGAGGAGAAAAAGATAGACAGAGAGATATCCTTGTTGCTGAAATTAGGTCCGCTGGGTTTGGTGCTACACAAGATATTAATGAAAATCAACAATCTGATTACAATGATACTCTAAGAGAAATACAAAACTCAGAACAGTTCACTAGTCAAATGAGTCTTGAAAGACAAAAAGAATCTAATAGAACTTCTAACAATAATCAAAAAGCAGAATTAGAGAGAGAAAAACTTATGGTTCAACAAAATATTGCTGATAAACAATTACAAGTGGCCAGAGAAAACAAAAATAAATATGATGTTAAAGGAAAATCTGATAAGAAGAAATAACACTTAGCCATATAATGCCAAAAATGAAAAAATAAAATTAAACAAATCTAAATTTTAGAAGTTTATTTGCATTAAAATAGTTATATTATTTATAGTAACATAAAGACCAACATATGAATACTGAAGAACAAACAACTCAAGAAAGTACTACTGTATCACAAGTAGATGTAAACTTGGATGAATTATTTGGAATGCCTGGGGCAGAAAACGTGATGCTACCAGAAGAAGAAGAGGAAAAGAAATCTCTTTTTACTAAGGATAAAAAAACTGATTATGAGTTCCTTGACAGCAAAACTGGTGTAACAAGTAAACCAGATACGGCAGAGCAGACTATTACTAAGGAAGAAGTCCAAGAAACTATTGATGAGTTAGATGGACTTATTGCTCAGGAAGAGGATGCAGGTAACAAAGGAAGACCAAAGATAGATAAGTCAGGTCTTCATGAGTTAGCAGCTAAGATGATAGAAGAGGGTACTCTATTTGGATTTGATGATGATAAAGATTTAGAAGAATATACTACTAAAGACTTTAGAGAATTATTTGAAGCCAACTTTCAAGAGAAAGAAAGAAAAATTAAAGAGGCAGCTCCTAAAGATTTCTTTAATGCATTACCTGATGAATTGAAAACTGCAGCTAAGTATGTAGCAGATGGTGGACAAGATCTTAAAGGTTTATTCAGAACTCTTGCTCAAGTAGAAGAAGTATTTGAACTTGATGCAGATGATGAGAATCACCAAGCAGAAATTGCAAGACAATATCTTTATGCTACTAATTTTGGTACACCAGAAGAAATAGAGTCAGAGATTGAAGACTGGGCAGATGTAGATAAGTTAGGACAAAAAGCTAGACAGTTTAAACCTAAGTTAGATAGAATGCAAGAAGAGATAGTATCTAGAAAACTTGCAGAACAGGAAACTAAAAAAGAACAACAAGTACAAGCTGCTAAACAATATACAGATAATGTATATAATGTATTATCAGTAGGTGAATTAGATGGTGTTAAACTAGATAAGAAAGTACAAAACATGTTATACAGTGGATTAGTTCAACCAGCTTATCCTTCTATATCAGGTAAACCTACTAACTTACTTGGACACTTATTAGAAAAATATCAGTTTGTAGAACCAAGACATGATCTTATTGCTGAAGCTCTTTGGCTATTAGCAGATCCAGAAGGGTATAAAAGTAAGATTAAAGATCAAGGTACTAAGATTGCTACTGAAAAAACTGTAAGAATGTTAAAGACTGAAGAAGGTAAAAAAATTGCTTCATCTATTCCACATGAAGAAAGAGCACAGACTAGAAAAACAACATCAAACAATACAGTCTCAAGAACAGGTGGCAACAATATGTTTAAAAGATTTTAAAAAAGTATTATAAATAAATAAATAAATAAATACAAATGGCAACTCCAGTATTAAATAATGGGATTTTCTTGCGTGATACGGCATACAATGCTAGTTCACATGTAGATTCTTACCATTTACAGAACATGCTAAAAGATGCAGAACCAATGGATTTAGGTCCAGTAGACTTATGGGCTATGGCTCAAAAAGTTGAAATGCCTTTATACCAGTTGTCTTCTTTTGGTGGAAAAAATGTTATCAATGTAGATAACGCACGTGGTGAGTACAAATGGCAAACTCCACTATCAATTGATCTTCCTTACATAGTTGAAGATATTGAGCCAGCAAATGCAGCAAAAGGTATTGAAGGTTCTACTTTCAAAATCAAGTTAAACAAGCGTGAATTTGGACATGGTGATATCATCACTTATGACAAATACAATGGTTGTGAGATGTATATTACTGCTGATGACATTTTACCAATTGGTGATGGTTTTATCTACACTGTACAGTTAGTTAACAATGATAACTACAAGTATCTTGATAATGCTTATTTAGCTAATGGTACTAAAGTATTCCGTAAAGGTTCTGCTAGAGGTGAGTATGGTGAGAGATTCTCAGACATCCAAACTAACACAGGATTCCGTGAGTACTATAACTTTGTTGGTGGTGCTGAAGCTCACGTTCATTACTCTATCTCTTCTAGAGCAGATTTAATGATCAAAGGTGGAATGAATGCAGATGGTACAGTTCCTGTAACTGAAATCTGGAGATCTCACTTAAAAGGTTTAGATCCATCTATTTCATCTTTGGATGACATGGTTAAAGTAATGGGTAAAGACTCAGTTAAAAAAGCATTTGACAATGGTGATTTATCAAGAACTTTCTTGACAAACATGGAAGCTGCTCACTTAACTAAAATTGCTTCTGATATTGAGACTTACCTTATGTGGGGACACGGGGGTAGAGTACGTCAAGATGGACCTGATGATGTAAGATTATCTGTAGGTTTGTGGAAACAATTAGACAACTCTTTCAAAAGAATTTATAACAAAAATAACTTTAACTTGGATTTATTCAGAGGTGAGTTATATAACTTCTTTAATGGTAAAGTTGAATTCCAAGGACCAGATCCTAAACGTCAACTTGTTGTTCAAACAGGTATGGGTGGTATGCGTATGGTTAATGAATCAATTAAACAAGAAGCTATTTCTTCAGGTTTATTAATTCAAGCTGCTGATATTGGTGCTATTACTGGTAAAGGTATGGACTTAAACTTTGGATTTGCTTACACTTCTTACGTTATACCATTCTTGGCTAATGTGAAATTTGTACTTAATCCTGCATTTGATAATGTTCACACTAATGATATTGAGAATCCTATTATTGATGGTTTCCCATTATCTTCTTATTCATTCATTATCTTTGATATCACAGATAACACTAATGACAACATTTACATGTTGAAATTATCTTGGGATAATCAATTAAAATGGTGGTACCAAAATGGTACAATGGATTATATGGGTAGATCTCAAGGATTCCAGTCTTCTGGACAATTCAACGGATACCGTGTAATGATGTCTCAAACAATGCCAGCTATTTGGGTTAAAGATCCAACTAAAGTATTGAAAATTGTTATGAGAAATCCAATCACAGGTGGATCATTCTAATATGTCAAACTAGAAAAATAAAAAAGGAGGGGATTAAACTCCTCCTTTTTTATTATATTTACAATTATAAACATTTTAAAACCAACACAAAATGGATTTTACACACGTAGAAGTATTAAACGTTAACAAGAGTAATAAGATCTCTGTTAAACCTTATTTTGACAACTCAATGTCAAACATGGGATTAGAACATTATGGCCAGTCATTATTTGATGGTGTTAAACATTATGAGCAACTAGCTTGCTTAGAACAAAATGGAGTAGTAAGATATGTAACAGGATTAAATGAATTTGCTCCTGAAATTAAATTATTACCAGCAGATGAAAGAATTGCAAAAGTTAGAGAGATCAGAATTGCAGTAGCTGAATTAGAAAAAGAATTAGCAGCTAATGTAGTAGATATTGATAGCCCAACATTCTGGAATGATATTAAGTTACTTAATCCAAGTAATAAAGAATTCTGGAATAAAATAAATATGTCATGTGGTAATGATCCAGTATATCTAGATCCTGCTAATCCATATGATAGAATTAAACTATATGCTGTTGAAGCTGGAGGATTCTCTCTTATATCAAGAAGTTATGATGATGCTAGATCAAAAGCAGTTCCACCAAAATTTTATTTAGATAAAGTTACAGAAACAAGTGGAATTAAAACTGAATACAAAAAACTTAAAAATAAAGCACTTGCTGAATTACAAAAACTATTTGATAAAAATAGTACTAAATTATTCTACATTGCTAAATCCGTTGATACTGCAAGTATACAGTATAAAAAACATACACCAAATGATGTAATCTATGACAACATGGATAGACATATTAATGGTGAAGGTACAGAAGGAAACAAAGAAAGAGCTGCAAAAGGATTCTTAGAAGCTGCTGCTTTAGATATGGAAACATTAAAAATTAAAGCAATTGTTAAAGATTCCATATTTTTTAAGTATATTATTAATAAGTCAGATGGACATATCTATCATACTAAGACAAATAGCTTACTTGGTAGAAATGTTTCAGATGTAACTGAGTTCTTAAGAAACCCTTTAAATGAGGATATCTTAAAGGATTTAAATGCACAAGTTGAAAAACTGTGGAATATGTAAATAAATCTAGAGTATACCAGTAATACTGGTATGCTTTTTTAAACTATATATCATGGCTAACGCAAAAGTAAATGTACAACAAAGAGCAACAGGCAGAGTAGGTGGAACCAATTCTCCAGTGTATGCATTAAAAACTCCAGGTGGAAAATCTCCAGGAAAAGTAAATAAACCACAGCCATCTCCTAAGATGAAGATGGGTGGAAGTAAAGGTAAAAAATGTTAATCTAAAAGATCATGGCAAAGAAACTTGGATGTGCTTCTTGTGGAGGCACTAAAAAAATGGCTACTGGTGGAATGACCACTAAAGTAATGGGACCAGGCAAAAAACCATTTGCAGCTGGTATACCATATTATACAGGTGCTGGTAAAACAGGTCCTGAATCTATGAAAATGGGAGGTTCTCTTAATAAAATGGGTAGAGGCGGTAGTTCAAAAGCATCTACAGCATCACCAGCTGCTCAAGCTGCTGCTAGAAGAGTACTTGCAGCTAAAGCACTTGCAGCTAAAAAAGCAGGAGTAAATCAAGCAAATGCTGGAAAAATAGCATTAAAAAATCCTGTTAAAAGTAATTTACCTGCAGTTAAAAATAATTTACCTGCTGTTAAAGGTAATACTGGTGTTGTAAAAATTCCTGCAAAAGGTAATACTGGTGTTGTAAAAAGTTCTGGTGTAACTACTATTATACCTAGTACAACAGCAAGTAAAAAAAATAAAATATCTTATAAAGGTGTAGAAGACGCAATTAAACCAAGATCACGCGGTGGAGTTTCTAAAAAAATATCAATGGCTGATCTTAATGCTAAAGTTGCTGAAAAAAAAGTTATAACTAAAAGAGTAACTGCTGTTGAAAGATCTGGAAAAGCTGCACCTGGTGCTGCTCAAAAACATATAAAGTATAAAGAAAGTAATATACTTAAAGGGGATAAAATAAGAAGTGGTGGAAAAATACCAAAAATGAAACTTGGTAAAAAAGCTTTAATAGGTGCTGGTATTGCTGCAGGTGTAGCTGCTTTAGGATATGGTATTAGTAAATATAAAAAAGTAACTGATAAACCTAAAACACCAGTTAAACCAGGAACTAATAAAGGAGCTTTATCTAAAATGGTTACTCCTAATAAAGTTGGTGATAATGTAAAAGTTACTCCTAAACCAGTTGCTAAATCTTCTGGTTCTACTAAAAAATATACAAGTCCTAATACTGGAACTACAACAACTATAAATACTAAACCAAATGGTGAGAAACAAACTAAAGTTACTACATATGCTGGACGAAGTTTTTATAAAAGTACTCATGTAAATCCAAATGGTAGTCCAGTATTAGATAAAGTTAAAAAAGCAGCAGAAGATGTTAAAGGTAATAAAGCAGGTGATGGTAGTTCATTAAAAAGACCTACTAATTTAAAACCTATTACTAAAACAGATACTAATGCAAATGGAACTAAAACTACAATATATACTGATGCATCTGGAAATAGATATGTCAAAGTTGTAAAAAAAGATGGTACAACTTTTACATCTAATAATAAACCTAAAGTAGCAACTACTCCTAAAGTAGAAACTAAAAAAACTACAACTACTCCTAAAGTAACTCCTAAAGTAACTCCTAAAGTTGCTGATAAAGTTGCTGATGAAGTTACCAAAATGGAAACAAAAAGACCATCAGCTATTGAAACAAAAAATCCTGCAGATTTAAAAATAATTGAACCTGCTGCTAAAACATCTAAAACATCTAGTACTCCATCTTCTAGTGCACCAACAACTGTACCTAGAGCAAACTTAATAAACAAAGTAAGAGGTAGTATAAATGCAAATAGAGAAAGAAGAGCTGAAAAAGCTGAATCAAGAGGTAATAATGATAGAGCAACTAAGTTACGTGATAAAGAAAAAGTTACTAAAGCTAAAATGATGAAAAAAGGTGGAATTACAAAATACCAGTCAAAAGGAGAAGTAAATCAAATTAGAGACAATACTGAAAGTCTATCACGTGATTTGCAAAGAAAACAAGTAAGAGCAGAGCAAATAAAACAACAGAGAGAAGCAATAGCAAAAGCAAAATTAAAAGAATCAAAGATATATAATGAAAATTATAAACTAGATCCAGTAACTGGTAAAATGATGTTAACAAAGAAAAAAGGTGGAGTAGTTAAAACTAAAAAGAAATAGTCATGGCAACTACTAATAGAGCAGTTAAAACATCTTGCAAAAATACTAAAGTAAGATCAGCTTCAGGATCATGTGTAACTGAAAGACCCACCATGAAAAAAGGTGGGTCTACTAAGTCTGTTCTTAAAAAAGCTCAAATTGGTGGTTCTACTAATAGAGGAGATTATGATATTAATACAGGTATGAATCCATCAAGTCAACCAATAATGCAATCAGCAAAAAAAGGTGGAACTAGTCCATTTGGTATCTTGTCTATTATAGCTGGTATAGATAATAATCCTAAAGCTACAATGAAAAATAAAAAAATGGCTAAAGGAGGTATTGCTCATCCAGGTTTTAAATCAGTACAATCTAGTATTGCTGCTAAACAAGGAATTAGTAAACAAGCTGCTGGAGCTATATTAGCTTCATCAACTAGAAAAGCTAGTGTTAAAGCTAAAGTTAAAAATCCTAGACTTAAAAAAGTAAAATAATTGTTATGCCAAAAGATGCATGTTATTCTAAAGTAAATTAAATATTATGGCAATTAGAAAACCAACAACTACAAAAACACCTGTGAAGAAAGCTTCAGTAGGTATGCCTATATCTGCTACACCAAAAGCAGAAATGAGAAAATGGGAAGTTGAATCTGCTCTAAGTACATTAAAGAGAGCAGATGAGATTAGAAAAAATACAAAGATGATGGCAGATGTTAAAAAACTTGCCCAAGAACAAATGAATGTATTAAGTACATATACTAAAAAATAATATCATGGCTATTAAAAAAATGCAAACAGATAGTGCAAAAAAAACAGTTAAAAAAGTTGATGATAAACCATCATTTAAAGCTGGACTTAAAGCTACACCAGAAACATTAAAAAAGATTGATGATGCAATTGAAAAAAGATATCCTAATTATACAGGTCCAACATCTTTTTATGCTGGACTTAAATCTGGAGCAAAAACTTTACTTGGATATAAAAAAGGTGGAGTAACTAAAGAACATCCCTTAACTGCATTTAGAAAAGCTAATGAAGCTAGAAATGCTGTTGTTAAAAAATCAATTACAAAATATCAGTCAACAGGAGAAGTAAATGAATCTTCTAAACCTGTTAGAAAATATGTTAAACCTACTACAGTTGTTAGACCTACTACAGTTAAACCTACTACAGTTGCTATACCTGTTAGAACATCTAATAAACCTGTTAGAGCATATGCTGAACCTACAGTTGTTACAGATAATCCAATGGCTGGTTTTAAAGTAAATAAACCTAGACCAGTTGGTAAATATGAAAATGCTGTTATGCGTAATGATGAACCTTCAATACCACAAAAAACTAAAGCAGTTGCATCTACTAATACTAAACCTTCACCTGCAACATCAGGTAAAATTAACGCAGATAAAATTAAACTTTCACGTTTAGAATCAAATAAAATTAAATCTAAAGCAATTGCATCTACTAAACCAGTTAAACCAAAAGCAGGAATTGCTAAAAAAATACTTATTGGTGCTGCTGGTGCTGGCATTGGTTCAATGTTTAGAAAAAAAGGTGGTGCTGTAAAAACTAAAAAATAAGACATGCTTAATAGTACTATAGTTATAAAAGTAAAACAACGTCTCAATAAATTGGACAGCCAGGACTATGACAACATTGAATGTTGGCAAGTAGTTGAGTCTTTTAATAAGGCCCAGGTTGAATGGATTAGAAGACAACTTCATGGTATCAATATTGTAAAAGAAGGTGATGAGCAGTCTACTAGAAGAATAGATGATTTACAAATACTACTAGATACTATTAATGTACCATTTGTTAAATCTGATATATCTTCTTATTCTGATTTACCTCCTGATTATTTACAATGGAAACGTGTAGATATTCAAGCTAGAAAAGGATGTTGTGATGATAGAAGAATGTCAGTGTATCTTGCAGAAGAAGGTAACTTAAATCAATTACTATTTGATAATGCTAAAAAACCTAGTTTTGAGTGGGCTGAAACATTTGCAACTTTAAAAAATAATAGAGTCAATGTGTATACAAATAATGATTTTGATATCAGTTCTGGTAGTCTTACATATTATAGACAACCAATAAAAATTGAGATACAGGGATGTATAGATCCTTATACTAGTGTACAAACTATTACAAATGTAGAATGTGAATTTAAAGATGATATAGTTGAAGTACTAATTGATGAGACAGTTAGTATACTTGCTGGTGATATTGAATCAGGTAATCAATTCTCTAGAGGAACAGAGACAGCAGAAAGAAACAATTAATATTTATTATAATGGAACAAACCAGAATGTTAAAAAGAAATCCTGAGTCCACTAAAACTATTAGTAGACCTCAACCTAAAGTTGAACAAGCTAAACCTGAACCTACCACAAATTCAAGTGTAGGTGGTAGTTCACTAGATACAATGGTTTCAGCATGTGTTACAGAGTTAATGAATGCAGCAACATCATTTCATAAGTTACATTTAAAAGTAACTGGTGTAGGATCATTTGCTGCACACAAAGCTTTAAATGAATTATATGATGCATTACCAGGTCATGCTGATGATTTAGCAGAAGGATATCAAGGAGCAGCAGAAAGAATTCTTGAATATACAGAAGCATCTCCTAGAACACTAGCATCACCTACAGAAGGATTAAGTTATATTAGAGATCTAATTACTATGGTAACAGGATTACAAGCTAAAATGCCTTACTCTGAAATTGTTAATGACCTTGATTTAGTTAAATCTTCACTTAACTCAACCAAGTATAAATTATTATTTTTAAAATAATTTTGTAAATTGAAATTATTTTATTATATTATATATATATTTATTAATTAAAATTAAATTATTATGGCTTATTTTAATCATGCCTTTCAAAAGGCTTTTGTTGGAACACAAGGTTTTACTGACCTTGGTGAAGGACAACTAGGAACACCAGGTAACATTCTTACTACAGGTGATTATGCATTTGTTGATCCAACAACTTGGAATCTTGTAGATGTTAATACACCTCCAACAGGGTGTTGCCCATTAATTCTTGCTTCAGGATCTTTGTATTCTCAAGACAAGATTGGTTCTCACGGTGGATATTTAGAATCTAATAAATCTAAAATCATCAACCCTAAGTATGTTAACAGATTCTACAGAGTAGATCCTAACATTGCTCAACAAAATGTTATCAACATTGGGTTTACACCTTTTACTGAAGCTGATGGTGGTACTTGTGAAAGAGAATTTTTATGTGATGAGACTTACTCTTTACGTATTGATGTTAAAGGTTCTCCTGCATTAAGATTTTTAAATCACAATGCTTACTTAACTGTTGAAGCTTACACAGGATGTTGTCCTACAGGAGCAATTGCTCCAACTCCGGTTGATGGTACTTTAGTTATGATCCAATGGGCTCAAGCAATTGTTGGTCAAATTTTACCTAATACAATTGTTGATTCAGCAAGAACAGTAATTTCTCCATTTGTTTTACCAGTAGTTACTGCTGAAGATAATTCTTTATGGTATGCTCCAGGAACTGATACAACAGGTTTTGTTGCTCCAGCTGGTTATACAATTGGTGGTACTTGGGATAACTATGTATCTCCAGGACACACTCCAGGTGAATATGCAGGTATCACTTTATTTGGTGCTTATGTTGGAACTACTTTCAGTGACTGTACATTCCAAACTTCTGATTTCTTTGAAAAAGAACCAGTTAAGTTATATGCATCATTAGTTGATTATGCAGGTAATCCATGTGAGTTTGAAGGATTATGTGTTGTTACTGAGTGTACAGGTTTACAAGCAATGGGTCTTGGTGAATCAGTTGCTAGAGATGTAATCTTGTCAGAAAGATACAGACAAAACTTCTTTGCTACTGATCTTAGAATAAGAGAGATTACTCAAGGTGATCAAATCTTAAATACTATTAACAGAACTGCATTCTATACAAGATATTACTTGCAACATTCAGTTCCACGTTTCAATAACCCAACTGGTACATTTGATAATGATCAATACTTACTAGAAGTTATTACAACTGGTACTGATGTTACATTTGAAGATTTTGTTACAAATTGGATTGATGCATGTGGTAACTGTATTGAGCTTGAAGTAATTAGTGCAATTACAGCTTGTACTCCACTTATTCCATTGGAAGCTGCTCCAATTTCATAAGTAGAAAGCAAATTATATTACTAACAAAGGGAGGTGAATTTATTTTCCCTCCCTTTTTTTATAAATTATTATGGCACATCATTTATTAAGTTTAGAAGTACCTACTGTAATGAATACTTGTATAATGTCAATATTAGACACAAGTATTTATTCTCCATTGATGCCCGTATCATGTCCTACATTAAATGTAACCGTACCTGGATTTAATTATTCTTCTCAAATTACAACAGTGCCCGGAGGAAACACAATTCTTACAGCATGTGATTTACAATTACAAACTCAAGGATGTGATGGTACAGTGTTTAGTGATTTACCAGATGGTATATATGTTATTAAATATAGTGTGTCTCCTAATGATACAGTATTTGTAATATATAATCATTTAAGAATTACAAGAGCATTAAATATTTATAATAATATTTTATGTAAATTAGATCTTGCTGCGTGTGAACCACCAGCAAATATTCAAAAGAAATTAGAAATATTAAAGATGGCTAAGATGTACTTGGATGCTGCAAAAGCAAAAGTAGAATTTTGTCATGAACCAACTCATGGAATGACCTTATATAATTATGCATTGCAAATAATGCGTAAGATTGAGTGTAAAAATTGTTAAACCATTAAAAACCAACAAGATGGCTAAATGTTCAAACTGCAGTAAAATTTTATCATGTGGATGTCAAAAAAGAGTTGCATCAAATAAAGCACAGGTATGTACAAACTGTATTTCAGCTTATGAAATGAAACTTAAACAATTACAACCAAAAAAATAATTAAAATGGCATCACTATATAAGTTATATAATTGTTTTAATGATGAGGTAATATATACGGATACTGCTAACTGTCCTCTATGTAGTTCATATGTTGATAAATTAATGCCTACTACTTTATCACCAATTAGTTGTTGGTATGTAACAAGAGTAACTACTGTAGTATATCCATTAATTCCTGTAGTATTTAGTGAAACACCATGTATACCTTGTGTAACTAAATGTTATACAATTACTGGTATAGGAAATGTAACTTATATAGATCATTTTAATCATCTTAGAAATGAAACTACACCAGCAAGAATATGTTCAAGTTCATATCCAGATGCTGTAGGTATTGATATTAATATTACAATGGGTTTACCATGTGTAGTAGTTCCTAATGCTAAATTATTTGAATGTGTAGATGTATGTTATGAATTAACTAATTGTGAAACAGATGAAGTTATACAATCTAATTCACAAGAATTAGCATTTCCATATTCACTTGGGCAAATTGTTACACTTGCTGAATTTCCAGGATGTTGGGAAATAACAATTGCAGAATTATGTATATCTCCTATTCCTGTAACAGTACTTATTACATATACAGATTGTACTGAATGTATTCCTATAATTAATTACAGATTAGAATCATGTGATCCAGCAGATGATTTTGTATTATATACATCAGAAGACTTATCAGTATATTTAGATAAAATAGTAACTCTTGATGAATATGAAGGATGCTTTTATGTAACTATATACAATGGTGATGTACCTTCTCCAGTAGTAGTAACAGTATCAATTGCTTATGATACATGTCAAGAATGTACTGTAACAAGATATGCAGTAATAGATTGTGAAGGTATAGCTCCAACAGTATATACTACTACTGATTTATCTGCATACTTAACATCTATTATTAAACTTAAATTCTGTCCTGAGTCATGTTACTATGTTGAAGAAACTGATATAAATACTTCAGATGATTTAGTTATAGTAGAAGCAGTATATGAGTCATGTGAAGTATGTTTAACTAATACAGTATGTTTCTGTAGTACAATAACTAATAACAGTGATGCTACTGCAGTTTTCTCATTTGAAGATTGTGACAATATAATTAAATCAATTACATTAGCAGCAGGAGCAACTAGTGTAAAGTTTTGTGTATTAAGATGGATCTACCCTGAAGGATGGATACTTCCTGAAATATATACTGATAATGGACCATGTGTAGATAATGGATGTCCATCAGATGTTCCTTTTAAAAGTGTAAGACCAGGATATAATTCTCCAGCATGTTCAACTGAATACTATGAAAGAATAGCTTGTTCATACTCTCAGATCTTATATAAAGACGTTATAGCACAAAGATATGGTATTGCTCCATGTTGTCCAGAAGATGAGTTATATAGACTTGATATTAAATTTCAATTATTAGAGTTACAAGCAATTTTAAATCCTGATTATGTATGTAGACCTTTTCAGGATTGTTGTACACATAATACAGGTTGTGGATGTGGATGTAATATTCCTAATACTAATAGTTGTCAACAAACTATAAATTGTGGTTGCGGTTGCAATTCTTAATTAAAATTGTTATATTATAAATAGATACTAAAGATATGAAACCATTAAATTTTGATAATTCACCATGTAGTCCAACTTCTTCAAATTGTGTAATTTGGGCAGGTCCGGATTTAAAGTGTATAAACTTATGTAGAGGAGATTCTATTACAGATGTAGTTGAAAAACTAGCAACTGAGTTATGTGCAATTTTAGATACATTAAGTATTACTTCTTATGATCTTGATTGTTTCAATCTAGTAAATTGTGCACCAAGTACTTTTACTGATTTAATTAATTTCTTAATAGTTAAAGTATGTGAACTTGAAAATGTTCCACTTACTCCTGATGTACCTCCTTCTAGTGGATGTCCTACAGATTGTATAGTATCAGTAGCACCATGTTTTGTATCTGGTACTATAACTACAATGAATCTTACTGAGTATGTAATTGCTATTGGTGAAAAAATATGTGCAATTATTGATCTTAATGCATTACAAGATATAGCAATTAGTGATTTAGATGTAAGAGTAACTACTTTAGAAAATACAGTACCTCCAACATATACTACACCTACTATGGTAATGGCAGATACATTGCCTTCAATACCAGCTTTACTAGTTGGAAGTACACAAGGTATTGATACTGTTATAAATTCATATGTAAATCAAATTTGGTTTCCATATGTTACAGCTACAGGTGATACAGGATGTTTATTAACTGCAGTAGGAAATCAAACTGTTGCACCTACTGATTTTTCAAAAGTAAATCCTCTTGCACAGATGTCTGTACAATATGCAGGATTATGGGTAGCACCGGCAACATCAGTATGTGATACAATTAATAATATTTGGGCATGTATTGAAGATTTAAGAAATGGAAGCGTAACAGTTTCTGCTTTAGATACTGCTACAGTTAATATGACTGTAACAGGAGGACCAGCATATGTAATTAGTGCAGATGTAATTCCTTCAGCTATATCAGTTGCAGATACTGCAACAGTAAATTTATCAGTTGGTGCAGGTCCAACATATACACTTACAGCAGATGTAATAGTACCAGGTGCAATGTTTGCACAAATACAACCACCAACTTTATTAAAAGTTACACCAAATTTAACAACTAGTTTAATTAGTGGTACTACAATACTTTTAACAGAAATATATGATGATGATAATGCATATGATCCTGTCACAGGTTTATGGACTTGTCCAGCAACAGGAATATATAACTTTAGTTTTTATGTACATTTATCAGAAGGACTTGTTGGTTTTACATCAGGTAGTATTGTAGCTGGTATTACAAGTAGTACAGGTTCAATATATCATGTAGCTTCTACATGTGGAATTACTAATCAATCATTATATGTTGATCTTAATGGAACTATGTTAGGATTAGAAGTGAATATAGGTACTCAAGTATGTCTTAGAGTAGTTAATTTTTCTGATGTAGATTATACAACATCTAGTGGTGATATTGCAAAAATGACAATACAAAAAGTTAAATAAATAAAATACTATGAATACATGTATAAAATGCGGATGTGAAGATGCTTACCCTTCTTTACCTCCATGCCCAACTCCAGTAGATTGTCCTAATCCACAACCATGTGCAGAATTTTTTGATGCTAATTGTGTTGTATATACAGGAGAAGCTTTAATGTGTGGTGATGATATTATAATTCCAAGTGGTGCAAGTGTTGCTGAAGCTTTTGCTGATCTTATATTATATTTACAAAACAATGGAGCATTAACATGTGGTACTCCCCCACCACCTCTTTGTACTTCTAGTGCATTTACTTATATTAAAAATACAGTACTTGCAATGGTTAATTTACCATCAATAACTCCATATGATGCATTTCAGGATTTTCTTACAACAGGAGTATTACTTTCTAATGGACCAACTAATATTTGTTGTCCTACATGTGGACCTTATATGCTTACAAGTGTTGAAGTATTTGGAAAATTATATGAAGCAGCAGGAGGAGTTATAAACTGTTGTAATAATATTTATGCATCAATAGAAACTTATAATCAATATAATGAATTTACAGGAGGTACATTATCACCATGTAATAATGGATTTACAACTGCTGTAAATGATCTTGCAAATTTAACAGGTGCTCCATTACAAATAGCAGAAAGTGGTATTGTTGAAAATGGTTCATTAAATGTTGATGGTTCAACTAATATTCCTGACTTTATTGCAATGATAGAAGCTTTTATTATTGTTGATCCAACTACAACTTATTTAGGAATAACTGAATTACTTCAAAGATTAGGAATTGTAATTGAATGTTGTGAAAATTTTATATTCATAGGAGGAGAAGAGTCTTATGCATTATGGCAAGAAACTGGAGGATGTGCTCCTATTTTATAATATTGTCGCAGTTTGTTGGTTTCTGTGGCTAACAACGAGACCCCGGTATGTATTTTATTACCGGGGTTATTTTTTATATATGAGTTATATATATTATATTTGTTTAACTTGTAATTTTTATAAGTCTGAAAATTTTAGTATATTAATGTATAAGGTATGGAAAGTAAAATATTTAAGGGACCAGATGTAAAAGGTAAAAGATTTAGACAAGATGTATATCATGTATTAAATAGACAATTCTATAAAGCATTTAAAGAAAAGTATCCTAAGTATAAGGATGTAGACACTAAAGACTTATATAAAATATGTACAACATTTCATAATTTATTTTTTGAAACAGTAATTGAAACCAGGGATGGTGTAAAGTTACCAGAGAATTTAGGTAACATATTTATTGGTACATGTCAAACAAGTAAGTTTAGAAGAAACATTGATTTTGGCAAGTCAACAAAATATGGAGTAATAGTAACAAATACAAATTGGGATACAGATGGCAAGCTTGCTAAAATCTTTTATACTAATAATGCTACTAAGTATACTTTTAGTAATAGGGAATGCTGGGCTTTTGCAGGATGTAGAAACTTTAAAAGAAGTGTAGCTAAAACATATTCAGAAAATTGGCCTATGTATATACAGGTTGATCCAATGAAAAAAATACGTAAGATGTTTACTAAGTCTAGGCAAAAGGATTACGTTAAAGGTATTGAAAAAGAAAAGTTAAAAACATATAATGAATTTGATATATGACAACAATTGGTGAAGCAATATCAAGAGTTAGGAATGCACTTAAAGCTGTAAAAGAAGATCCATTCTTAACTGATAGAACAATATATTTTGCAATATCAAAATATGGGAAATCTCTTTTAAAGAGAGAAGATAATCAGAACAGGTTAATGAAGATAAGTTCAATATTTTCTACCTTAACATTTGTTGAATTAATAGATGTAGATAAAGTAGAGGCAGGATGCTTTGGTATTACCTCTGGTTGTTATATTAAAAGAACTAAAGAAAGACTACCTAAGTTTTTTGATGGACTTAATGGCCCACTTATACGTACTGTATCTTCATTAGATACATCAGTAGAATTATTTAGAACTGACCCAGGTACATATTCTTCTATGACTAAAGTAAATAGTTTCAGATATAATACTAGAAAATATTTCTGGTATTTAGATGGTTATTTATATATGCCTAATGTTCCATGGGAAGCAATTAAAGTAGAGGGTATGTTTGAAGATACTATTACAGGTTTTACATGTGATACATCTCAAGAATGTAGATTTAGAAATGATGATCAATTAATGTTCCCAGATTACTTATTTGGTGAAATTGAACAATATGTATTAAAAGAATTAACTATGTCTATTAATGTACCTGCAAATGGTCCTGATGATAGTCAAAACTCATTAAGATAATGGACTTTAATTATACTCTCAAGTTTAGAACATTTGACCAGTTACTGGAAGATGTTACTATTGACTTAAATACATATGCTCTTGAAAATTTAATTGAGCCTCAACAACTAATTAAAGTTGCAAAAAGAGTAACATATGATTTAGGTCTCAGAATTAATATGACTAAAGAAGCCATATTAGAAGTAGAACATCATAAGGTAAAATTACCTGATGATTTCTATGTAATGAACTTTGGGTCAATATGTGGATCATTTAGACAAGAAGTAGGATATCAATCTGGAGGTACTACTACTATGGAAGTACCTTATACTGAAGTACCAAGTACAGTAGATTTATGTGCACCTCCTACAGTTAATTGTAGTACTTGTAATGCTAATCCATGTAATCATACTATTGCTTGTGCAAACACTACATTTAATAATACTCCTGTATTAGTTCCACAATATGATCCTAATAATCCATTTGGTAATACTTGTATAAGACCAAGAGTATTTTCTAACTGTAAAGGTGAAGCATTTGAATTAATCCAAGTAATACCTACTGGAGAAACAAGAATATATGAATCACTTATTCCTTTAAGGTTCAGATCTTCAAGAGAAATAGAATGTGATTGTCCTAATCTTTATCTTAATGCAGCTAATGAAGCATGGATTAAAGATGGTTTCTTACATACTACTTTTGATTGTGGCAAAGTATATATTAATTATCAAGGAGCACTAGAAGATGATAATGGTAACTTATTAGTTCCGGATCATGATGAAATTAATGAGTATTATGAATATGCAATGAAGCAAAGAATATTTGAAAACTTGTATATGAATGGTGAAGATGTATTACAAAAATTACAACTCATAGAACAAAGATTAAAAGCTGCAAGAAATTATGCTTTAACAATTGTTAACACACCTAACTTTGCAGAGATGAAAGGGTTATGGATGGCTAACAGAAGAGCACAGTATTCTAGATACTATGACATGTTTAAAAGTTTTAACTATAACAGTATGCGGATATTATAATATTATTATGTTATGGCAAAAAAAAATATACAAGATACAAGTCAAAATAAAACTAATACTTTTGTAAAAGGATTAAATAAAGATTCAGATCCTACATTTATAGGTGAGGGTATGTGGTCTCATGCACGTAATGCAGTTAACAATACATTAGAAGGTAATCTTGGTACATTATCAAATGAAACATCAAATGTATTTTGTGCAGAGGCAGGAGCAACACTTTCTGGTAAAAAATATATCATAGGAACAATACATCTGTATACTGATAAATGGATTATTTTTACTGTAGCACATCCAGCATCAGGAGTAGGTGCAGCTACTGGACATGAAATAGGATTATTTGAAGAAGATACTTGTAGATATAGAATTATTGTACAGGATACATGTTTAAACTTTGATAAACAATTTTTAATTACTGGTGCATCAAGAGAGAAAGAAGACTGCTCATGGTCTGTATATTTTGCTGATGGTAGAAATCCTGATAGATATTTAAATGTTGGAGATAATGCTTTATGGCCAACTCCTGATTATATATGGATTGGTAATAATACATATGCAAATGGATCAGGTGTAAATATTCAATGGCCAGGAGTTCAATGGGATCAAGAATGTAAAGATGAAAATGGTATTATTATACCAGGACCAAGTGGTTATATTCCTGTAGGATGTATTATATGTAAAGATTTAACAACATTAAATTGTGAAGACTTAAGACTTTCAAGATTAATGGATACTCCTACCATTCAAGTTACACAAGGTATTGGTGGAGGAGTATTAAGAAATGGATCATACTTTGCAACTCTTGCATATACTATTAAAGGTCAAAGAGTTACAGATTATTTTTCACCAAGTAATACTCAACCTATTTGGAATGTTAATGATGTACAAGGATGTATTGATATATTAATTACAGCTGACTCAACTCATTTTGATGAATTTGAATTAGTAGTAATACAAATAATTAACCAAGGAGCCGTAGCAAAAAGAATAGGTTTATATTCTACAAGTACTTCTGTAGTACATTTAGATCAAATTAAAGATGATCTTATTACTATACCAGTTGAACAACTTCCTTTAAGATCTCCTGTATATGAAACATCAGATCAAATTACTGAGGTTAATACATACTTATTAAAAATTGCACCAAGATCTAAATTTGATTTTAACTATCAACCTTTAGCAAATCAAATACAATCACAATGGGTATCAGTTGAATATCCAGCAAATTATTATGTAAATGGTGGTAGCAATACAAGTTACTTAAGAGATGAAGTATATGCATTTTTTATTAGATGGGTATATAGTACTGGTGATAAATCTTCTTCTTATCATATTCCTGGACGTGCTCCAGTACAATTTAATGGGTCATTAGAAACATCTCCAATGACAGGTGATATAAATTCTTTAAATTCAGATGATAGAGTATTTGAAGTATATAATACTGCTACAATAACTTCTTCACCGGGTACTGTTTTACCTGATGGTGGTATTATTAGAGCTCAAGGTAGAATGGGTTATTGGGAATCAACTGAAAAGTATCCAGATAATAGACACGATATATGGGATGCATCATCTCAATGTTGGTCAGGTACAACTGATCCACAATTTGATTTATGTGCTGAACCAATAAGACATCATAAGTTTCCTGATAATATAACAGCAAATAGTGATGTAACAAATCATTATTCTCAAGGTGGTGCTAATATTAGATTAATGGGTATAAACTTTACTAATATACTTTTACCAAAAGATAATGACGGTAATGATATACCAGGAATAGTAGGTTATGAAATACTAAGGGGATCTAGAGAAGGTAATAGAAGTATTATTGCTAAAGGTATGGTTAATAACATGCGTACCTATAATATTAAAGGTAATGAAGCAATTGCTGGAAGAGAAGGATTATATCCTAATTATCCATTTAATACTATTACACCTCTCTCAAGTGCATTAGGAGGACATGTTTCAGGTTTTAATGATCCATATATTAAATTAACAGATACATCAAATCCATCTTTTTGGTTAACTCCTCCTCTTATAAATCAACAAGTACCAACTGATATGATTACTTTTCATTCTCCTGATACTAATTTTAGAAATCCTTTTCTATCATTATCAGAATTAAAAGTATATGGTGCATTAACTGGAACATCTAATCAATATTTTCAAGAACCAGATAAACAACCTAAAAGTAAACTACTTGCAAATGCTGCAGTATTTGTAATATTTATTGCAGGGGTTATAGAAGCAGTAATTTCTAATACAGGAAAAACAACAGTTAATCTTCCTAAAGCATTACCTGGTTCTGGTGCATCAGATATAGCTGCTGGAGCTGGAGTATCTGGTGCTTTATCAATTACAGGTTCAGTTGATGTTGCAGTTGCTCAAGCAGCTTATAATACTTTAATGAAAGCATACTATACATCAGGACAAGCACTTGCTGATGCATTTACATTTGGTATAAATCCACTTTTATCATCAATTAATCTTGGATATATAACAGATGTTAATGTTACTACTGCAACTGGAGCTTCACTTGGTTTAACAAATGAATATTCAAGAGAATTATCTAAACTTGCATATTTAGGACCTTTAGGAGTTACAGCAGGTCCAGAACAAACTGTATTTTATTTTTTAACAGGTGCTGATACTGCATTAAGATTAATATATGCATTATTACCTTATAGACAATATGCATTACAATCAATTGCATATGGTTTTTATAATCAGTACCAATATCCATTAACTACAGTTCCACAAAGATTTAATGTAGAAGATGGTTTTTATTTAAAAAATAATATTCAAAATGCTAAACCATATGTAGATACTCTTGGTGCAGCAAAAAATTATGTTATAAATAACTTAGAAAGACAAACTACTGTAACATTAAGAACTACATCTGGATATGATACTAGTTTACAAAATAGAGGACCTAATTATGTAACAAATCCTTCTTCACCTACAGGATATTATGATACATCACTTGTAACATTAGGTACTGCAATACAAGCAGGTATTAATTTACCAGTTGATATGTTATCATATAAAACTAATACATTTAATCTTAGTATTGCAAGTCATTATGCAGGTATAAAAGTTAGATTAAGAAATCAATATGGTCAACTTGATTCTCTTAAAGAAATACCTATTACTCCATCAGAACAAAAACTAAATTACAATAATCAAAATATAGTAGTATTAAAAAGTAGTTTCTGGTGTACTATTAGTACTCCTTATGGTACTGCAGCTAACTTAGTTAATTTAGAAGAAATAACTCAAACTCCTGTATTATTTGGAGGAGATGTATATGTAAACAGATACACTGAAAAGAATAATATGTTCTTCTTCTATGACTGGTTATATGGACAACCTGATGGTTATGAATACAATTATATTTTAAAACATATGATTGCTGAACCAAGGTTTTGGATGAATAGTGAACAGTATGATATGAGTCATTTAACTCCTGGTAGTTTTTTAAGTCCAACTCCAGGAACAGGACCTTATCCATCTGATTTTTATACATTAGATTATTATGTAGATAATTCACGTAAATATGATTATTCAATTGATCAACCAATTGGTGTAGGAAAATATCCAGGAAGATTAGGAGTTAAAGAATCATATTTTTATTTGGCAAATTCTTCAGTAAGAGATTTCTTTGTTGAGTCAGATGTAATAGTAGATTTTAGACAACCTGGTTTAGAGACTTGGCAAAAAAATTATGATACTAATACATATACTAATTTGCCAGCAATGTTTAATATGAATCCTGATACAATAACATTAGGTAACTATTATGCATATGACTATTCATTAAGTGTATCTAAAATATTTACACAATATTTTTCACAAGGTAATCTTCAATCAAGATATTATAATCCTAATGTATCTCAGTTATGTTATACTTATTATCCTGATAGAGTAGTATACTCATTACCACAACAAAACTGGTCTACAAAAGATTCTTGGTTTGTATATCTAGTAAATAACTATCATGACTTTAAAAATAGAATTACTAGTATAAAATCTTATGCTAAGACTGGTATGTTTATAACATTTTATAATGCTAGTCCATTAATGTATCAAGGTGTAGATACTCTTACAACTGAATTAGGTACTAAACTTACTATAGGTGATGGTGGTTTATTTTCTAACCCTCCACAAAATGTTACTATATCAGATGTAGAATATGAATATGGTTCTTCTCAAAATAAATTTGGTGTTATTGCAACTCCTGCAGGAATGTATTACATATCTCAAAATCAAGGTAGAATATTTTCATATTCTGAGGGATTAAAAGAAATATCTCAAGCAGGTATGAAATGGTGGTTTAGTTTATTTTTACCATATAAACTTACTGAAGATTTTCCAGAATATCCACATACAGATAATCCTGTAGCAGGTATTGGTACTCAAGCAGTATATGATAATTATAATAGTGTTATATATTTTTGTAAAAAAGATTATAAACTAAAACCTGAATATATAGGTAGAGTAACATATTTTTCTTATGGTGATTATTTTTTAGTAGATGGTAGATCAAGATTAGAATTAGGCAATCCACTTATATTTGATGATGCATCATGGACTACAAGTTTTGACCCTAAAAGTGAATATTGGATATCTTTTCATGACTGGCATCCAGACTTTGTGTTACCTGCAAGACAATACTTTATGACAACTAAAGCAGGTAAGTTATGGAAACATAATGCAGTATGTAATAGTTATTGTAATTTTTATGGAGTAACACAACCATTTGAAGTTGAAATACCTCTTATTACGGGACAAACAGTTACCACTTTAAAATCTATAGAGTATATACTTGAATGCTATAAAAATCCTTCTAATAACTGTGTAGATCAATTCCAAGTATTAGATTATAATTTTGATGTAGCAGTAATACATAATGCAGAACAAGTATCAGGATACTTAAATCTTAATATTTTTCCTAAAAATAATATTACTTTAGCTAATACATATCCAATTATTAATCCTACATCTATAGATATACTATTCTCTAAAGAAGAAAATAAATATAGATTTAATCAGTTTTGGGATATAACAAGAAATAGAGGTGAGTTCCCAATTGGATCTAATTATCCTCCAACAGGACCATTAGTTCCAGGTACTACAGTATTAGCAGGAAGTTATGATCAAGAAACTATATGGGCAACACAAGCTAATGGTTATATAAAAACATTAACTCCAGGAAATTTAGATTATAATAAAACAGAACTGCAAAGAAAAAAATTCAGGAATTATTTAAATTTCTTATATTTGAGCAGAACTGATTCACAGGATGTTAATATGATTATTAAATTGAGCAATAGTAAAAATCAAATATCACAAAGATAATGGGATTCAATAAAAAAGTATTATCTAAAGCTGTATCAGAATTAGGTAAAGCAAAAGCACCAGCAAAACCAAGAGATATAACTGTTGATCCTAAAGGTTATTGGAATCCTGCTAATCAAGGACAACCAGTAAGAATCCCTGGTGGTGGTAATCCTAATGGTGTTAATATTACAATGGGTTCAGATCCTGAAACAGGACAACCTGTACCTTATCCTGTATGGGCTCAACCTAATGTTGGTCCTGGTGTTGCAATGCAACAAGGTCAAGATTATAATTTTCCTAATGCATCTTATGTAGATGAAACACCTATGGCAAAAAAAGGTGGTACTCTTCAAAGTAAAAAGTACTCTAAGAGTATGTCTGCTACTAATAAACTATTTGCTAAGAATAAGTTGTTTAAAAACATGAAGAGTAAAATATTTGATCCTAATGCTGAATTTAAAAATGGTGGAGAAGCTGATTATGAAGACTTAGAACTTACTGATGAAGAGATACAAGCATATAGAGATGGTGGTTATATAGTAGAAGAATTACCTGAAGCACAAGTAGGTACTGAAATAAATTCTAAACCATATTATAATTTTAGTAATGATGAAGCAACTAGTTATAATCCTATAACTCAAACAGTTAATATTAATAAAGAAACATTAACACCACCAGAAGGGTTTAATGGTGATCTTAAAAGATTTATTGATGATGAATATAAAGCACAAGAAGGACATGAAAATTTTCATCATTATCAAAATCAAATAGGAACAAATAGAATAGAAACTGGAAGACCAGATGCTAAACCTACATTACCATCTAATCAGAATTTTGAAGGTGAGCATTATCATAACAGAAGAGAGATAGAAGAAAAACAAAAAGCTGATGAATGGAGAAAAGCACATCCTAATGAATCTCCATTTATTAATCCTGATATATTATATAATAAATATACTAATGAAGCAATGTATCAAGATCCATCTACATTAGAAGGAGAAGCAAGAGCATATGAAGAAAAAGTTAGAAGAGGAGATAGAAATTTTAATATTATTAATCCTGGATTACCAAATCCATGGAAAAAACAAGTAGGTGGCCCACAAAATACTGCAGGTCCAAAAAATGAAATAGAACCAGAAGCAATTCCTGTAGGAACTGAAATGTCACCAGATTATGATCTTAGAAAATTTTATACTGAAGAACCATTGGCTGCTGAAACTTTTATGGCAGGTAAAGGACATGCAACAGATAAATATAAACTTCCTAATCATCCTACTTTTAGTAATCAAAGTATGTATAATTCAACTGACACACCTGGTGGAGAATGGATTGAAAATGAAAATGGAACATGGAGTTTTAATGCATCACAAGTAAATAGGAGTAACATGTCTAATAAAGACTTAAAATCTTATTTTGATGAAGTTGAACCTGGAAATACTTTAAACTATAATCCTATTAAAAAACAAGGAGGTTTTGTACAACATGAACTAGTTAAAGCTCAAAAAGGTAAAACAGTAAAACCATATTATACATCTAATCCAAAAAAATATGCATTTAAAAAAGCTGCTTATGATGATAGTTTATATTTATATAATAAATCTTTTAACGATTATAATAATATAAAAAAGTTTACCAATTTAAATCAACTTGAAGATTATAGAAATAAGACATCTGATAATAAATTTCATCAAGCTAGACATAATTTAAATTTACCAGATTATGAAAAAGTATACGAACTTCCACGTATTAATTATAGGGTAGGTGTTTATAAAAAACCTGTACAACCAGTAAACTATATACAACCAGTAAAACCTGTTGAGGAAGTTACTCCTCTTAAACCTATATCATATCAAGAATTTACAAGACCTGAACAACAAATTATTCTAGCTAAACCATATAAAAAACCTGTTCATTATGCTGGTCCAAGATTTGGTACATTAGCTGGTGATGAAAATTTAGATTTACCTGAAGGATATACTCAAGAACAAAGAGAGGCAGCTAGAAGAAAAAGAGATAGTGATGCTTTCCAACGTAAAAATCTTGAATACCAGCAACAACAAAGAGGTACTCAACCTATTGTTACACGTAAATATGGAGGTATATTAGATAAAGCTCAAGGTGGTAAAACAGTATACTCAGGACCTAATCGTGGTTTAGTAGGACCATCAACTCCTAAAATTAATGGAGCACCATTACTACCTAAACAAGATCTTATAAAAAAATACCAACAAGAAGTTGATAAAGCAAAAGCTGCAAAAATTGCAGAAGCAGAAAGAATAAGACAAAAGGCAATTGCAAAACAAAAAGCAATAAATGATGCAATTCCTAGAGGACCTGTAAGTGATAATACACGTACAGTAATACCTAATCAAGCTATAAGTGATATTAATAATGCAGCGTTTTATAAGTCTCCACAAGAAACTGCAAACCGTGAAGCAAGAAAAAAAGAACAGGCAGCATTTGAAAAAGAACAATGGAATAAATATAATAAAATGTCTTTTGCTGAAAAAGCTTTAGATAGAACTCAAGCTGCTATTGCTCACCCAATTCTTATGGCAGGTAATGCATTAGCAGGTAATCAAGGATATATACCTGGAATGGGAAGAGGTTTAATGAATACTGAAAGTCCTGAATATGATAAATATTTAAAAGCTACAGGACAAACTAAAGGCCAATTTGAAGTATCTGATCTTGCTAATATAGTAAATCCAGGATATTGGGCAGGTAATGCTGGTAATGAATTACATAAAGGTAATTATATAAAAGGTGTAACTGATTTAGGTTTTGGTTTAATGGGTTTAAAAGGTGCAAAAAATGCTAGTGGACTTGTTAAAGGAAGTGCTAATGCATTAAATAAAGCAGAAAGTAAAATATCTAAACTTATACCTGAAAGAGCACCTAATACATCTGTAAATACAGGTTCAACATTAAATGCTGGTATATCTCCACAACTTATTAAAAATACTATTGGTACTGGTAATAAAGTAGGAGCTAATATACTTGATAAAGCATATTTTTCTCCTGCACTTAATAAATTTATTAATAAATATAGTCCATTAAATTTAATAAAAGGTTATGGTTCAAAATTAGAAGGAACAGTTAAACCATTAGGTAATGTACTTGGAAGATCAATTAAAGATGGAAATATTGTAGAACGTTCACTTTTTGGTAAAACAAAAAACTTATCAACTAAAATAGGTAAAACAAATGCTGAAGATATTTATTCAGCAAAAATTAATGGTTCAGCTGGTTCAAATGTAGGAACAGGTAGTGCATATAAACAAAATTGGTTTAATAAAAGTTTTAATAAAAAAAATCTTACTTATCCTATACAAACTCAAGCAGGAACTAATTTAACTAAATTACCAGTATCAGATCCTAGTGTAACATTACATAGAAGATTACCTTTTTCTAATAGGTATGTACCAATTGATAAACAAAAATTATTAAATAATAAATTTCAATGGTCTACAACTGGTGCAGGTTTACAAAATATAACAGAAAAATATGGTAGAAATGCAATTGCTGGAGGTTTAGGATATGGTGCTTATAATGCATATAATTATGATAAGAATGATAGAAATACATATTTAACACCAGATCAAATAGAAGTTCTTGATGCTGAAAATAAGACATTAGCAGATGAAGATAAACCATCAAGAGCAGAAATGTTTGCAAAAGGTGCAAAAGAATCATATACAAATCCACTTGAATATGTTAAAAATCCAGATCCTTATTATCTTAATAGTATATATCATGGTTTAAATCCAACTCAAGAAGAAAAAAATGGAGGTTCAATTGAATCATGGGAAGATGACCTAGATGAGGAAGAAATTAGACTATTAAAAGAAGCAGGATTTATAGTAGAAGAACTTAAATAAACTTTTAATGTTTATCAAGTAAACTAAAAATTATTATATTTAATATATATTACATGTTATATGAAAAAGAGAGTAAGAATATATAAAGCAGGAGGTCAGTCAGATGCAGTTTCTCAAGAAGATATATATAAATATATTGCTGATACAATGTCTGCAGAAGATTATGATGGTGATACTGATGCAATTTCAGAAAAATTAGCACAAGCTGGTATTGATTCTGATACTGCTAATGCTTATATTGATGAAGTAGATACTTATCTTAAAGAAAATAATTCTGAAGAAGTTACTGATGATGGTGAAATTACTCCAGAAGAACAAGCTGCTGCTGAAGCAGAACAAGCAGCACTTGAAGAACAAAATGCAGCTGAAGAAGAAGCAAGACAAGCTCAGTTATATGCAATGTATAATACTGATACAGAAGAAGGTGTACCAGATGATAATGCAGATGAAGAAATAATTTCAAAATATGGTGGAGCTAAACCAAGTAAAAGAAGTTTTATTAATCAATATATTAAACTTGCTAAAAAAGCTCAAGGAGGAGACACACCTTCTCCAGGAGCAGATGATGTACTTGGTGGTAGAGTACAACATGTAAGTAATTTCTTTAAAGGTATAGGTGAATCAGTTAATTTAGCACAACAAAAACAAGCAGCTGAAGCTCAATATCATTATGCATATGGTGGTATAAAAATGGGTGAATTTGAAGATGGTGGTATAAATCAAGAACAAATTGATTTTGAAAATCCATTACATCATTTAAGTACATATGGTGCAGATACAAGACATATTTTTTCAGATAATGAAAATACTCAGAATGATGTTGCAGCAATGGAACAATATGGTGGTTTTACAGATTCAGATTCTGGTTTATATAAATTTATAGGAGGAGGTGATAATGAATCAGCAGATGAACAGTATCAAGATTCTGATTTAGATTATCAAAGATATGCTAGAGATGGTGGAGCTTTACATAAATATGCAGATGAAGGAGAAGTTAGTCTTTATAGTCCTATTGATGGACATAAATATACTGATGCAGAAATTGCTGCTAATAAAGAACAAACAGATAAAACTGCAACTTCTACAGATACTGAAGACTGGAAGAAAAAATATGAAGATTTAACTTCTCAAAATGCTACTGCTTCTACTGCTGCTCAAAACCAACAACAAATGTTGCAACAGTACATGTTGGAACAATACATGCAACAAATGGGTGATCAACGTGGTATTGGTAAATTCAGATCTCCTATTAGGAGAGGTATGCAATATAACCAAGCAGTTGGTTCTCCATATTATACTCAATCTGGTGAAAATTATACAGGACCAGATCTTGCAGGTAGAATGCCAACAAGTGTACATGTAGATAAATTTGGAATATTTGGTAAACCAAAAGAATCTACATATAATTATAATAGTATTAATGAATATCTTTCTCCTATAAATACTCCAGGTCAAAGTAATATAAAATCTAATAAACCAGAAGTTGATATCAATAATCCTAGTATTAATAATAAACAATCCTTTGGTGAAAGAGTAGGTGAAGGAATGATGAATACAAGAATACCAGGTATAAAACAACTTGGAACTAAAATAACATCACGTTATACTCCTTCTTTAGGAGAGGGTGCTTGGAATAAAAATGTACCTTATGCTCCAGAAGAAGAAGCAAGAATGAAAAAACGTGATCCAGGTTTTCAATCATTTGAATCTAAAAAAAATAAAGAATATGGTGGCCCAGTAGATTATACTGAATATGCTTATGGAGGAGATGTATCTATACCAGAATTGTATAGAGCCCAAACAGGAGTACAAATGCCTGAAGACTATAGTTCACTTAATTTTAAAGCTCCAGAATTAAAAGATGATGAAAATTGGATAGACCCAGTAGAATCAAATGTAGTACCTAAAACACCATTAACTAAAGAACAAGAATTATTAAAATATCAACGTGGTTATAATCAACAACTTACTTATGTTGATCCAAAAGTTGCTGGTGAAAATATATCAGGAATTGGTACTACAGATAATCCAATTATACAACAAGGTGTTTCTCAAAAATTTAAAAATAAACAAGCTTGGAATATTGATGGTAAAGCAATAGCAGATGATACTTTAATAGCAGCAAATGCATTAGCACAACAATTTGAAAAAGCTAATGCTAATAAACAACAAAATCAATTATTAGCAAATGTAACATCTGCTGAAAGTAATTTTGGTGTTAATAATACTTATGCTAAAGGAAATGATGATCCTAACTCAGGTCAGTTTAGACCAGACCAACAAGGAGCAATGTTAAATTCAAGATATGGTGGGGGTATTTATGCTATGGGTGGAAATTTTGCAGATGATGATGAAGATGCTCAATATATGACTCAAGAAGAAATAGATGAATTCCGTGCTAATGGAGGTGAATTAGAATACTTATAATTTTATATTATGTACTTTAAAGTAAAAATAACTAAAGGATTACCACAAGCAAAATCAGGAGGTTTTACAGGTAACAATTTAAATAAACAAGTAATTAGTTTTGGTGGTGCTGATATGAATGCTTCATCAAAACATCTTAAAAATACTAGGTATCTAAAAGAAGTACCAAGAGATGAAGCTAATTTAGAAGCTGAAAAAGGTGAATCTGCATTTGGTGATATCAATGGAGATGGGTTTCCTGAACACATGCTTATTGGTGGAAAAAGACATAGTAATGGGGGAACTCCTTTAAATTTGCCTGATGGTACATTTATATTCAGTGATACTGCATCTATGAAGATTACTGATTGTAAAATTTTAAAGATGTTTGGAAAAGCATGTGGTAAAAAAGGATATACTCCTGCTGAATTAGCTAAACCATATGATTTAAATAAATACAGAAAAATATTAGAAGATCCTAACTCAGATAAAGTAGATAAAAAGTCTGCTGAGTTAATGATTAAAAATATTAATATGAAACTTGGTGCATTAGCTCTTGCACAAGAAGCTAAAAAAGGATTCCCACAAGGTATACCTGAAGTAGCTAAACCATATATGGAAGCAATGGGTATCAAAGAAGAAGACTTAGTACCACAAAAAGCTCAACCAGAAGAACAGGTTAATAATCAAGCAATGAATAACCCATATGAAAATCAAGGTATGGGTGCACAATCTCCTGAAGAAGAATCTAGAGAACAAGGACCTGGTATGCAGAATCCTCAAGAAGAGTCTATGGAATCTCCAATGGGAAGATATGGTTTTCAAATGGGTAGAAGATTAAGAGTAGCTCAAGAAGGAATGGAACAAGGTCAACCTTCTCCTGAAGAAATGGCAATGATGCAACAACAGCAACAACAAGGAGCACCACAACAACAAGGTGGAGGTAATCCCCTTGCACAAATGGTACAACAAGTTCAACAAATGTTACAACAAGGTGCACAACCTGAAGATGTAATAATGCAATTATTACAAAATCAAGTTCCACCAGAAGCAATAATGCAAATACTTGTAGAAGTTGGTATGCCTCAAGAAGAAGCACAAGTTGCTATTCAACAAGTAATGCAACAAGGACAACAACAAAATCCACAAGAAGAAATGATGGAAGCTCCTATGGCACAATTTGGAATGCAAATGGGTGGTTATGACATGCCGTTTTATGATACACAATATAGAGAAGGAGGTGCACTTACTACATATCAAACTAAAGGTGAAGTTAAAAATAAAACATATACTAAAGAAAATTTACCTAAAGATGCAGTAGTAAGAGAAAGATATTCTACTGACACTTTACCAGGAGATTTTGTTAAACAAAAAGATGGTTCTTATATTAAAGTAACAGCAAGAACTTTAAGTGGTAATCCAACTGCAGATACAAAATCATTAAAATATTCACCTGAAGAATTTAGAAAAGCTTCACCAGAAAATGCTGCTTTACTAGATGAAGCAAATGCAATTATTAAAAAAGGTATAGATAATCAGACCATTATAAATAAAAATGGTAATATAGAAATTACTGGTAATTGGAATGGTGATTTAAAAGATAGAAATATTATTTCAAAAGCTTTTAATGCTACTAATAAAGAAGGTTTCCTTGGTACTGATAAATATAAAGTAGTAAAACAAGGAAGTACAGCTGCATATTCTAAAACAGTTAATGGTAAAATAAAAAATTCAGGTTCATTTGTAGCAGGATTTACTCCTGAGTTATATGAAGAAAAATTTATATTTGAGCAATCTAAAGGTTTAGGTATGTCAGATGATGAAGCATATGCTGAAGTTGACCGTATTAAAAAAGATCCTAAAACACATGCAATAGTAAGAAGAGATTTCTTGGGTTCATTAGGTGTTAAAGATGTACCTAAAGAAGATAAAGATTTATTATCATCTGATTATTATAAAAAGAATTATGATAAAGTAACTCTTGGTATAGAAGGTACAAATACATTAGATTCAGAAAACTATAGACCTTCTATGGGTAATGAAGGATTAGCAGGTTTTGAACATTATGATGCATTAGGATATAGTCCTGATTTTCAACATGAACAAGATGCAGCAGAAGCAGAAGCAGAAGCAACTGCTGCTGAAAATGCAGATGTTACTGATGATGGAACTTCAGAAGATTATCCTCAAATACCAGATGCTTCTCCATGGGCACAAGATAGATTAAATAGACTTAATGCTGGATTAGATTATTTTAGTAATAAAAAATATTTACCATTTGCACCTTATTATCATCCTGAAACAATGTCTCCTACTTTTGTAGATCCAACTAAACATCTTGGATCACTTTCAGGAGAAACATATATTACTAATCAAGGATTAGGACAATTTATGGGTGCTCAAGATTATTCAAGTAGAGCATCATCTGTTAGTGGACAGTTTGCTAAAAATGCAGCTGATGTACTTGCACAATATAATAATCAAAATGTTGGTATTGCTAATCAATTTGAAGGCAATAATAAACAAATAACAAATGAAGCACAAAGATATAACAATGGTTTAAGTAAACAGTTATATGATCAAAATGTAATTGCTAATCAACAATTTGGTAATACTAAACGTGCACTAAGACATAACTTAGGAGATGCTGAAAATACATTGCTTACTAATATGTATCAAACTGATGCAACAAATCAAATGACTCCACAATATGCTATTGATCCTAGTGTAGGTGGTAGAATGCATTTTACACATGGTAAAAGATATAAACCTACTACATATAAAGATTATTTAGAGACTGCTCAAGAAATACAAAATTCAAAATTAGATCCTGAATTAAAAAAATTAGTATTACAAAACCATTTTAAACAATCACGTGGTGATGTTGCTAATTCAGATCTAGAATCTGTACTTGCAAATTATAATTTACAAAAAGGACAATACCAGAAAAAAGGTGGTGCTACTAAAATGGGATATGTAATGGGGTCTAATGTTTTTCCTTTTATGTTTACATAAACTTTATAAGTTTAGTAAACTTATAAAATTTTAATATATTTACAATATAGATTAATAATAATATTATGGCAACATATCTCCAGGGCGTTACAGATTTTATACCTCAATTTCAACCTTTTCAACCTGATTTAAACTTTTATGCAAATGCATTGCAGACTAAGCAAAATCAGTATGATACAAACTATAAAGCATTAAATAATGTATATGGTCAATATTTCTATGCAGATTTAACTCATGGAGATAATCTTAAAAAGAAAGATGAGTTAATTAAAGCAATTGATTTTAATTTAAAACGTGTCTCTGGTTTAGATTTATCATTAGAACAAAATGTTGATCAGGCTACTCAGGTATTTAAACCATTCTATCAAGATAAACATCTTATGAAAGATATGGCTTGGACTAAAAATATTAATAATGAAAAAGCTTATGGTGCTGGTTTAAAAAATAATAGAGATGAAAAGCAGAGAGCACAATATTGGGATGATGGATTAAAATTTTTACAATATAAAACTGAAGAATTTAAAGAAGCTAGTCTTGAAGAAACAATGAACATGGGTAATGCATCTTATACACCTTATGTTAATGTAATTGAAAAAGCTCAAAAGATTGCTAAAGATGCTGGTTTTCATGTTGAAAGTGTAGATAGTAGTAAAGATGGTAAATGGATGATTACTACTACAAATGGTAAACAAATTCTTCCTGCTTTATCACATTTACTTGAAGCACAACTTGGATCTGATCCAGCAGTTATTGATGTTTATAAAACTCAAGCATATGTAAATAGAAAAGATTATGCATATTCTAATGCAGCTCAATTTGCTGGAGATAAAAATGCTGCTGAAATGAGTTATCTTACTGAAAGTTATACTATGCTTAAGCAAGAAAATGATGAAAGAAAAAAACAACTAGAAGAAAATTCTAAAGTATATGATGCTAAAGCAAAAGCTGTAGAGCAAGCAAAAGAAGGAAATGCAGCAACACCAGATACAGAATCATATCTTGAAAGATTAAATCAAGCAAGAAGTGTTAATTCAACTGTATTAGCAAATACTGATGCTAATGTAACTGCATTAGCAACTAAAACTGGAACAATGACTACATCTACAGGATTTACAAATCCTTATGGAGATATTGAATCTTTAAGATATAAAGTTGATAATGCAATGGCATCTAGATTAATGCAAAAAGATTTAAGTGAAGCAGCAGATATCTTTGTATCATTAAACTCTAAACAGAAAGTAGATGCAAATCCATTTGCTGTTCAAGAAATAGCTCATAACTATAGAATGCAAGAAACTGCATTAAGAAATCAAGGTACAATGCAAGCAGCATTAGCAAGAAATCAATCTGATAAAGAAATTAATATTGATAAAACTTTAGCAGCAACTGGAGGATACCATTTAGATCAAGAAAAATATGTAATGGGACCTGATGGTAAACCTATGGCAAATCCAACATATGGTAGACAAGTAATTAATCCTGAAGCAGACACAATTGTAACTGAAGCAGGTACTAAAGGTTCAAGTACAGATGTTGTAAATTATGAAACTGTACTTAATAATCAAACTAATAAGCATATTGATAGTTATGTAATGCCTTATATGACAAATATGTTATCATCAATGCAAGATTTATATGAGCAAAATTTATTATCACCTGAAGATAAAAAAGCAATCTTTGGTAATAATATGACCATTAAACAATTTAATGAAGCTTATCAAGCAGATCCACATAGTTTTATTAAAAAAATGGGTGCTGGAAAACTTAAACAAATAACATCTGCATTTCAAAAATACTTAGGTGAAGAGAGTAATGTAGGTAATTCTACAGTAGATGCAATAACACAAAAAATGTCTGGATATAGTACAGGTGTAGATGATTATATCACATATAGACTAGATGTTAGAGATTGGAGAACTAAAGTTAAAGGAAATGTTATCCAAGCAGTTACACGAGAAGTTGATACTGATCTTAAAGGTTATGTTAAAGATATGTTTAATGCTGATGGTAGTATAGTTACTGAAGCAGATTTTAATAAAAAACATGGTTTTACAGAACGTAATAAAGAACTTGAAAAAGCAAATATCCGTTATCAAACTTCAAACCCAAGATCAAGTGGAATTATAACTCAAGGTACATTAGATGCAGCAGCTGGAGGTCCAGAAATTTATAAAGAATTAAGAAAAGTAATACATAATGCTTATGGTTCTACATCTGTTAATCTTCCAGCTCCAGTAGGTTTTGGTTCAATAGGTAAAGGTATTAAAGGTGGAGGTTTAACAACTAATGTAAATTCTATTAGAGTTAGTCCTGATGCATATGGTACAACAGGTGCTCAATACTGGAGTCAATTTAAAAATGATTTAAATAATTTAGATTTAGGTGATGATCAAAAAATAAAAATTTCATATACAGGTCCAACAAAAGATTCTGCTAATGAAAATAAAACTGCAAAAGTATTACTTGATGCAATGATTAGAGAAACAAGTAGTCCTGGTAGTAAATTTAAAAATTTCAAATTAAGTTCACAAGCACTTGCTAGTAATGATTATAGAAAAGGAGCAATGATTATTTATCCAGATAAAGCTTGGTTAAAAGATTATGTTGGTAAATTAGATGATAAAGGAAATAGTACAAATACTATAACTCCTCAACAAGAGCAAGATATTTTACAAAATGGAATATCTATTATTGCACCAAGTGAAAGTTTTAAAAATGGATTATTTCAATCTTCATATGTAACTCCTTTAGAAGCATCAGTTAAATACAATAAAGAAAAAGGTGTTACTATTAGAGATATAGAAGATAAACAAGGTTTTAATGCTCTTACTATTAAAACTGATGAATTTGGTACTGGTGATTATAGATATAGTTATACATATAGTATTTATGATCCACTTACTAATAAATATGTAAAATCTGAACCTTATACAAGTAGTGGTGTGCAAACTGGAGCTAATCTAGAATTAATGAGAGAAAAAGCAATTGCAACTTGGGCAGACCAAAGAATTAAAAATAATATTGCATTTAATAATAGAAATAAATAATGGAAAATAATACTAGTTCATTAGATCCACTTGGGCCAGAATTTGGTAAAGTTCAAGGACCTGCTATTAATTCACAAAGTTTATCACCATTTGAAGGAGAAGAGTTAAAAGAAAATACAATAGATTTTTTTCCTGTAGCTCCTACTATTGGTACTAGTACAAATCCTAATTATCCTATACAAGATGCAATAACTGGGCATGCTCCATTTAGACCAAGTAATTCAAACCCTAATAAAAAACTTTCAGTAAAAGAACAAGGACAAGCATTAGCTGCTGATATGGATATGTTTATCAAATCAAATCAGGATAAAAATTCATATGCAAAAGTTAATGTTTATAATGCTGGTCCATCTGGTAACTCTTTCTACAAAAGATATGCAGCTTATGGTCAAAAGAAATTTGATGAAGTAGGATTTTCTCCAACTAGAGATAATGA